TTAATATTCTCTCTTTATATAACTACTCCTCCACTCATTAATATCACCTTCGTTAAATTGTCCCTGTGTTTGTCGTACAATCTCTCCAAGAATAGCCGCACAGCTTTTTCCTACATAACTTTTCCCAATTATCGCAGCAACTATATTTTTCCCTTTCTTTATAATCCTTTCTTCAAACTCTATTAAACCTGGATGAATAATATCCCAGGTTAAATGCCATACGGACAATTCGTAAACTTCCTCTGGTCTGCCACCCTTCCTGCAGGCATTCCGTTTTTACACATCCAGTTTTAAAATTATAGATTTTATTCACATTATTTCTTGTGTCTCTGTCGATACCCAGGCAATAAACCAAAGCTCGATGGTAGACATCCTGATATCTGCATTTTTTCAGATATTCCTCATAAAATTTTTCGTGTTCCCTGCTCTTGAAAGTAATTGTGCGAGAATTGCTATTCTCTGCTCTTAACGCTGTGTTTGTCATTCTCATTTTCCTCCTGAATTTTTAATATTTGGGTATAAAAAAGACACTCCATTTCTGGAATGCCCCATAAAAAATAGGGACACCCGCTTTTAACAAGTATCCCTATAATCTATCAATGATCTGATAGCTCTCTAAAGTTAGCAACCACCAGTTCAACTGGTGGTTTATCCTTGGCCCTCCAAAGGGCCATTGTTACTGCTCGCCCCAAAGGGCGGTATCGCAAGCACTTTTACTGGCCCGCTATAAAGCGGTACTACTGGAATCTTCTCTTCTCGATTCCTCTGCTTGCTCATTTATATATTTCTGAACTGCTGCATCTGTTATATTGCCGATTGTTTCAACATAATATCCTCTAGCCCAAAAGGCTTTATCCCATTTACTTTGCAGTTCTGGATGTCTGTCGTAAAGCATCAATGTGCTTTTCCCTTTCAGATATCCCATAAAGTCTGATACACTAAATTTCGGTGGAATTGCTACGCTTAAATGCACATGATCGCTACATACGGCTCCCGCAATTATTTCTACACTTTTATATTTGCATAGAGTTGATATTATTTCTCTCACATCTTCTCGTACCTTTCCATACAATACTTTCTTCCTATATTTAGGAATGAATACGATATGATACTGGCATTTCCAGCGAGTATGTGATAGACTTTTATTGTCCATTTGGACCGCCTCCTTTGATTTTGAGTTTGGCTTGCGACACCATTCTCATCATATCACAGGAGGCTTTATTTGTTATCCTCACCGCTTCCGCCTACTCCATTCTCCCCAGCATAGCTGGGGGATTAGGCTTTTCATTTACAGAAAAAGTTTCACACACTCATCTTAATCTGCTAATTGGTATCATTGGCGGAATAATTTCTGGTATTTTTGTTTCTTATGTATTTCTGATTGAAGCAGAATACAGAAATCAGTTTAACCATGTAAAAGAAATGTTCACTTCCATATATGGAATTACCGCTACATACTCTGCCTATGAACACTTCAAAAAAACAAAAGGCAAAAAACGTGCCAATAAGGTTAATGCAATTGATAATGCCGGTAACATTGCTGGAGAAAGCAGCATGGTCGATATTCTCAATAATTATTTGAATGAGCTTTCTTCCTTTTTCAATGCCTCCAAACCTTGGCAATATAAATTCAGACTTAACAAAATTCTAACAGAAATAAATGATATTGTTACTGATGGCAAATACATGATTAGAAATTCTCCTGAAGACTTTTCAGAAATATCCCAAAGGCTAGAAACATGTATTGACCTATTTGAAGATTGTGAACGAAATTATAAAAAGGAGATTCTTCTACATGTTGTAACAAACAAGGCAGTTCAAATCTTTCTTCTGCTGTTTGTTGCATTGATAATATTGTTAATAATCGCAGCATAGGAGATACCTTCCCTTTTCACGTGTTTGTTATTTTATTCGTTAAAATGCATATATTGAAAACTTATGTCTCATTTATAGCATTTATTCCCTCAATACAAATTTTCAAACAGCCTTTCTACCTACGCTTACACCAATCCAAAAAAGGCACCAAGATTTTCTTCTGATGCCTTGAACACCCATATACAGAGGGAACTTTGAACTAAAAAATGCTTTTAAATTTTAGCATGTTTTTAGCCCGAACAATATTGGTTTTTCCTATACTAGCAACTGTTGTAACATGATGTTAAAATCAATTATCTAACGAAATGTTATCCCTGTTTCATTTCAACATCAGATACTTTTGAATAAAAATTATTTGTATAATTATTTATCACTTTAGTATCTTGTGCCTTCTTTTTTTCTTCGTCAGAAAAGGTCATTCCTTCACCAATAATTCCACTTTCTTCGAGAAGTAAAGCCCAATCCAATATCTTATTCCTAACAGTGCTAAGTATACGGTATATCTCGCTTCTTGACGTATCAAATACAAACTGTGTTTCGAACCCATCTGTTGACTTATTCAATAAGTCATTAATTTCTGCACCCAGTGTAAACTGAATACCATTTTCATGTGATGTATAAGTATCACAAAGCGATGATATCGATTGATGTAGTGGAATACTAGACATAAAACTACCCATTTTAGGTGTAAGTATGACTGGCATCCACCCTCTATAAGGATTCCATGCTTTATAATTTCCTTGTATCATTCTATAATCAGGGACTTCTCCATGGTAGCCGTTTTGTTCATTGTTAATCCACTCTTCAAAATCTGATAGCTTAAGTTTTCTTGCTACCAAATATGCTTTTCTCAACAATGATTCCACACTAACATTTTCATCAAGTGCTTCTCTCTCAAGTTCATATACTATACCTTCCAAATATATCCCTCCTAAAAGATTGGAATCTGTGCTACAATGCCAGAAGCTATTAAACTTCCTGTCACTCCAATTGCTAGGTTTTTAAGTTCAGTTAATAGCATCTTAATTTTGCTTGGGTTCTCACGTTTTTCAATAAGTTCTTCTAATCCTGCTATTTTTTCCCTCAACTCTGATGCCTTATCTCCAAATTCAGCATCAAACATACCATCATACTTTTTTATATTTTCAATTATGTCGCTGATTGCTCCATAATCAAAATCCTGTGTTATGGTCTGTGTCTGTGATGAGTTAACCGTTCCTTGCTGAATCTGAACACCTGTAACATCACCATAAAAATTATTAGTATTATAAGACTGTTTTTCTTGCAAAATAGCCTTCTCCTTTCTTTCAAAATAAGTCAATAAACTCGGCAGTATTGTGATCTCCCAACATCCAGAAATATAGTAACAATAATTTGAAATAAGTCCATATTGCTTTAGTTTTTCAAATTCTAAAGCCAAATCACGCTCTAGATATTTAGGAATTTCAACATCATTGTCAGTAACACGATAGTCATCTTTACAATACCCTTTACATATCAAAAAAACTAGTTCTTCTGCAGAATTATCTAAAATCCTTATGCCACCTACTGTCGGTTGACCTACAACAATGGATGAAGCACATTCTCTTCTCGCATCAATCCTTGCTTGTCTCTCTGAATTACGTCTTTGCTTATCAGCTAATTTTTTGTCAGCCTCAATTTGTTTTTTTACTTGACGTTCAATTTCCTTTTGATGTTTCTCTAATGCTTTTTCTAATGGACCTTTAGCCATTAACATTCCCCCTTGTTCAATATTATTTTTAACAATTCCATTGCAGATTCATCTTCTGGAATATTTGTTCCAAGTTTACCTCGGAAGGCTTTGGCGAGGATGGATTTTTTTATTGTGTCAATGTTATCAACTACTTGAACTGCTTTATCTCGTACCTGCTGCATCATAGGTAAAAGATAATCCAAAATGCGAACAACTTCTTTCTGCTCTTCATCTGAAGTAATTCGTACCTTAATCGCTGACAATTCCTTTTGATTAATCTTAGGTAATACAGAACGAGACCCCGCTGAAGATGCTTGTTCTAAGAACATATCCGATAACATATAATATAATAAATATTTTGTATTTTCTTTAGCCTCAATCGGATACATGTCTGCACTACACAAACCATCAAAATCAACCATAACAACCTTTGAAAGATACGGTCGAATCTTTGAATAAAGAATTTGTCCTGCATAAAATCTATGCTTTCCACTCTTTACACCATCTTCTGCAATTGTATGATAATCCAGTAAAATTCCTGTTCTCTTTTCTATATTATCTGGTGCGATATGAGGAAATTCCAAATAATTTGATGGTTCAACTAAATTACTTTTTATATCAGCTACCTCATCAAATCTCTTTGTTTCCCATTTATTCTCTTTGTAATTGTCTTTTCTCCATTGTGCCGTCAACCTTCCAGAAAATGCATCATTGTAGACAGCAGCATTTCTAGCCTCATATCCATCTATAACTTCCTGTGCTTTCTCTTTCGCTTCATCCAACTTTGAAAACAAACTCTCAATTTGCTCAACAATTCTTTTCTGCTCTGCTAATGGTGGTAACGGAATACAAAAATCTTTAAATAGTGGATAATGTCTGCGATAACCCATATTAGGTATTTCTATGCTCTGCATCGCATAATAAAAAGCTTTATCATTCCAAAACTGTTTTGGTTTAAGAACTTTTACCCCATCCGCACCTTGAGCAAACTGAAAATCGATATATTTTATACACCTTGTATGGTCGCCAAAAATAACTATTGGCAATTCTCCATCATAAATCATATCGGCATCATCTGTATAGCCACCTATAAAATCTTGTCCTTGGTCTATAATAGGGTACTCTCCATCTTCTAAGTATTCCTTGGTCGCCAGTTTCTTTTTACTGTCTGTAACATTATCAAATGAATCCAGCAAATGAATCCAGCACCAATTCTCCGGCACCTTGTATGGCTGTTCTTCAACAGGCACCAATGCCTCTTCTAATGTAATCTTTTTACTCTTTGCCTTCGCCATACTACTCAGCTCCTTCCAACGCCTTAAGCTCTTTTACCACACTCATAAGCAAATCAACAGCTTCCTCAAGCTGAGCAATACATTCTTCTCCAGATTCAATAGGATCTGGCAAATCATCATAATCAAGCACAGAATCATCCTTAATCAGTCCGAGATCAAGACTATGATTCTTTCCTTCCTCTGATATCTGATCATATGTGTAGCAACTCCATCTCTCATCCGATATACTTTTCCTGTCCTCTGCTGTATATGCATCCTTAAATCCATCGAAATGCTCTGCCTTTAATGGATTGGTTTTGCCAAATGAAGGCATATTTGTTCTTAAGTCATAAAACCAAACTTTCTTCGTATTACCTTTATCAGTTGTTCCCCTAGTAAAGAAAAGAACATTTGTCTTTACACCCTGTGCATAAAATATGCCAGTTGGAAGTCTAAGTACTGTATGGAGACTACACTTATTCATAAGGTCTTCACGGATTCTTTCACCTTCACCATCAGCAAACAATACATTATCAGGCAGTACCACAGCAGCTCTTGCCTTACCATCTGCTTTAAGTGAACGATAGATATGCTGCAAGAAATTAAGCTGCTTATTGCTTGTCTGAAATGTAAAATCGTCTCTGTTCGCACGCTCTCCGCCCTTTTTTGTTCCAAAAGGAGGATTTGTAAGAACAACATCAAATCCGTTCATCTGTTTCCCCTGATTTGATAAGGTATCACACAGATATATCTTACCATCAATATCGTGAAGCATTGCATTCATCAGAGCCAGCCTATGAGTCTCATGTACAAGTTCTGCCCCTGTAAATGCCTCATTCTTCTGAAATGCCTGCTGTTCTGAAGTTAAAGAAAATAGGTCATCTGTATGTGCCTTTACATATGCATCCGCCGCTATCATAAACCCAAATGTACCACATGCAGGATCGTTACATCTTTCTCCCGGCTGAGGTGCTATTAATTCTGTCATTATATCAATCAGTACTCTCGGAGTAAAATACTGACCTGCTCCTGACTTCTTCTCATTTGCATTTTTCTCTAATAATCCCTCGTAAAGATTTCCGAGTCCTTCTTCTTTTGCAGAATACCAGTCGAGGTCATTGATGTTTGTGATAATTTTCTTTAAGTTTGCTGGCTCTTCAATATTACTTCTTGCCCCTGAATAAATTTCCTGAATACGACCTGTACCCTTTTCGCCCAGCTCACGAAGCAAGTCCTCGTAGAATTTTTTCAACGCAAGTCCATCTTTTTCTGCTAATCTATCCCAGCGGTATTTCTCTGGAATCTTATCCTCGGTTCCTGTTTCCTTTGCCATCTTCAAAAACAAGATGTAAGTAAGTTCTGTAACATACTGGTGATATGTAATACCATCATCTCTAAGAACATTACAGAAATTCCACAACTTTGCTACTATTTCCTGATTTGTCATCTATCATCTTCTCCTTGTAATTTATGCTGAATACATATATCCATTGATTTCATCAATAAACTCATCTAATTTCTGCCCAAATGCCTTGTTTACCGCATTATAACCACCTTTGTTCTTAAATGCATCCGAATCAAAAGTCTCTCTGTTGAGCACTACCTCCTTAAGAAGCTGGGCTTCAATCCTATCCAACCATCCTAACTGAATTTTGCTAAGCTCCGGATGATTAGCCTTTGTCTTTACAATGGCGTTATGTATACGGTCATCTTTACTAATCAAAGCATCTCCAATGCTTCGCTGACGAATAAAGCTTATGATATCCGCTGCAATATCTTCATTTGTCATTTCTTTCCATGCTGTCTGCAGCATAGTCTCGTTGAAATGCTTTCCATCAAGGATAATCTTCAAATCCTTTAGTGACTGTCTTGTTAATTCCTTTGGACGTATAGCAACTATATTCAAAGCTGCTATCTCATTGATATTATTATCTATAAAATCTCTAAATTCTTTTAGATAGTCCTCTGGCCTTGTAGCATCACCATATCCTCTGGTATGACTACGAAGCTCGTCTGGCTCATCACTTATGAACTTTTCTCTTTCCTTTGGCATCCTCTTGACATATTCAAACGCCTGCCTGTTATTCTTTACAGTTTCAATTGCCTTATCGACCGGCATACTATGAATTTTCTCTATAAATTTCTCTGGCGTCAAACCTCCAGTTATCTGCTCAAATCGTGCTCTGTATTCATCACTCATCTGTGATTTATTCCTACGCATTTTGGCAACGATAAGGTCAATCTGGTTTTTCCTTGCCCTGTCGGTATCTAATGAATCAATACCATCAATTAAATCATCAAATGTAGTTGCTGGATTGGCTACTACTGGTTTCATTGTGGAAACAGGTTCTAACGCATTATAGACACCTACTGCATCATATATCTCAAAATGTGTCTTTCCTATTTCAGGACATAATCTGGTAGCTCTACCAAGCATCTGTTCAAACAAGATTCTTGAACGGATTCTTCTCATGAATACAAGATTCTCTATCTCCTCTACATCAATACCTGTTGTCAATAAATCTACTGTAACAACGATATTAGGATATGTTTCATTCTTAAATCTCCGAATGGCTTCCTTTATCTTTACAGGATTACCATTTTCAATTGATCCGGTAATCTTCATTACCGCTTCCTCAGAGATTCCAAGATTCGTGTAGTAATCTTTTAATATCTGAGTAATCATATCTGCATGAGCATCATCTACTGCAAAGATAAGAGTTTTCCCTTTTTCGTTAGGATCAATATCCTTTGCAATTTCCTGTAAGACTGTCTCATTAAAGCTTTTGTCAACCACTCGCCTATTAAAATCTTCAACTTCAAATTTCAGATCATCTTCCAATTCTGAACTGTTTGTAATTTCATTTGTAACAGGATCATATATCGGTACTGTTGAACCTTTCTCAAAACTGATTCCCTCTTCTGATAACTTTGTTTTGATAATATGCGGTGCATCATGGTCAACCAGAAATCCATCGATGACTGCTGTACGATAATCATATGAATATATAGGCTTTCCAAATATCTCTGTTGTATGAAGAGCTGGCGTTGCTGTAAGTGCAATTTTTACTGCATCAAAATAATCAATTACCGCCCTGTACTTACTTCGGAAGTCATTCTGGTCACGATACAGTACCTCATCATCTCCCATTTCTTTGTCCAGAATATAGCCCCTGTGCGCTTCATCTACGATGACCAGGTCATAATCTGATACTCCAAGACTCTTATCTGACTCATTGTACATAATACGTTTCACAAGGCTCTGAACAGTAGCAATATGCACTCTGGTGTCCTTCTCAAATTCTTTATCTTCTAAAGACTTCACATCATACATCTGATTCAAAGTAAGTAATTCTTTAAGCTTAACCTCTTTGAATGTATCCATAGTCTGATCACCGAGTGATGTTCTATCGACAAGATACAGGATTCTCTTAAATCTCCCAGCATCAAGGAATCTATAAATCATTCCAAGCACAGTCCTTGTCTTACCTGTTCCCGTAGCCATTGCAAGAAGTGCTGTCTGCTTATGTTCTGCTATTGCTTTTTCGGCAGCCTGAATCGCTTCTATCTGATAATAACGAAGATTTAAACCATCAGGGTCCTGCAATACCTCATATCCTGTAGCAGCTAACTTCTTATCAGCCTCTACAATATCTTTTTCCAGTGCCTGCTCAATACCTTCTGGTGTTGACCATCCAGATAACGCTTTTGGTGCGTTAAATGATTCTCTGACATCCAAGCACCATATTCCTGACATCTGTTCATACTGCTTAATATATGGTCTGCCATTGGTGGCATAAAGAAACGGAACCATATATGCACCAAATCTATTGATTACATACTTCTGATGTTCTGACTTAATCATCTTTGCATAATCCTTGCACTGACCATCTAACACTGATGAAATATTTGTATGCTTCTTCTTTGCTTCCACTATACCTACAAGCTTTTCCCCTATAAATAAAGCATAGTCTGCATAGCCATTATTTCCTGTATTGGAATCGGTAGGCCATTCTGCAATAGCAAGATTCTTTCCCTTAGTTGGTCTTGTACCCTTAGAATATCGAAGTTCCGTTGTATTAGCTTCCCATCCGACCTTTCGGAGCTGCTCATCAATAAGTTCTCTTGTCTGTGCTTCTGACAAATGCACATTAAGTGCCTTCTGGTACGCTACAGTTCTACGTTTACTGTCCGCCCCACCATTTTTCTGTATTTGCTCAATTTCAATCAATAATTGTTGGTTGCGTTCTTCCAGTTCTGCATTTTCTTTTTCAAGGTCAGCTAAACATACAGTCATATCAACTGGCTGTACATACCCTGTCGGCTCATAATTATAATCACCATATGTCTGCATATACCATACACATAATTCATACATTAACTGCAAATTATTAAGAGCTTTTTCACCTTCATCAGCAGCATTATGAGCGGCATCATTTCTGGCTTTTCTAAGAATATACAAAGTGTTATCAATCTCTCTTGGTAACAAATCATTATTCTTAAGTATTCTGATTCTGTTGGCATGTGTATTATCATATGCCGGCTCTGCTATGCCGTCATATGCAAGCATATACTTTACCATTACTTCTGATAACATTCCCTGCTTGATAATGGATGTATTAGGATCAGAATATACATACTTTTCTGATAAATCACCAAGTTTGGCAATGTCTGTCCAATGTGATTCCAAGAATTGAAAATTACTCATAATCAAGCCTCCTTTACAAATCGACTACGTACTTCATCAAGCTCCTTATCAATATTTCTCAGTTTCTGTAGTAGTTCCTCATAGTTTTCAATAAACTTTCTGTTATCTTCTACAACAATTCCTTCACTTGCTTTAAGTGTAACATACTGCGTCGTACATAAGTTATATCCATTTTCTGCTGCGATTTCTTTCGTGATAGTATTTGATACTCCCTCAATAACTTCACGATTTCGATATATTTCAGTAATGCGTTGAACACCTTCATCTGAAATGGTTACTGCTCTTGGTATTTTTTCAAAGAAATCCTTTGAATTTATCATTACAATATCATCATTAATTTTGTTTTTTCTAAGAATCACCAACGCAGTAGGGATAACTGTATATGGCATCATCATACCATTAGGAAACTCAATAATAGCTTCAATATAATTATCATCTACCAGTTTTTGTCTAATACTACCTGTACTGCCCGAACTAAACAACGCTCCCATTGGAACAAGTATAGCAGCAATTCCATTATCCTTTAATGAAGCAAGTGCATGTCTGATAAAGAGATATCGTGAATCGCTGGTATGTTCATACATGCAATTTTCAGGAGGTATATTCATTATATACTCTTTGCTATATTTTCCACCAAATGGTGGCTCAAATATAATTCTATCATACTTCTCATTGTGCGCTATTGGATTATATAAGGAATCTGCACATTTGACTGCTCCAATTTTGTTACCACTTAGAATCGTCATAATAGCAGCAATGCCTATAATTGAAACATTAATATCTTGAGCAAAAACCCTTCCTTTACCATTTGCTACAGAATTTACCAAAATACCAGTTCCGCAACATGCATCATATACTGACATATCATCTTCTACCGCAATAATGGCCGCTGCAATCTTAGGTAATGATTCAGCGCTACAATACTCTCCGCTTGCTCGCCCTCCACCACTAGTTATCATTCTATCCAATATTATTTTTGCAATATTATAGATTTCAATTTCATCTTCAACATCCAAGTTATTAACTTCTTCAAAAATAATTCTTACATTTTCAGAATCTGCTTTCTCAATCGCTGAATTAAGAGATTCTTTCAACACTCGCTCTTCAATTCTAAACGCTTTTTCAACCGCACTTACATATTCTAATAACCCATTAGAATCTACAAGTTTTCCATAAGTTAACGATAAATATCCAAGAGAAAATTTTTCATCATAAGAACTGAATATGTCCTTCTTCAACTCCAGATATTTAAACAACAATCCATAAAGCATTACTTTATATAATTCTGTAATCTCAAATGCTCCACGTAATTTATTTGCAGCAACCCACAGATTTTCCATCTTTTTAATCTTCATTGCCAATACCCTCCTTTATGCTTGCTAATACAACATTTTCCATCAATTTTGTTTCATTATCTATCATTTCCTGAAGAGTAGCTTTCTTTAATCCACTAAGTACAAAGGCTTTTCCTATATCCTTCATGTCCTTCATATTAAGTTCAGGTACTTCCAAAGCCCTAATATCCGTTATCTTAATCATTGGTCTTGCTGAACCTACAACCTTTGCAGTAAGCTCATTTCTTACATATGACGAATTAAGAAAAGCTGTCAAATACATAGCATCCATCTTATCGTCATCAGTAATTCTTATTGCTGCACAAAATGATGGAATTGCAAGCCCTGCATTTTCTTCATCAACATATGCTGCATCGTATGGTGTTGAAAGCTTTATTACCACATCCCCTTTATGCGTGTATTTTTCTTCATCAATCTGCTTACCTAGTTCTGCATCACCTAAATCTTCCTTAACAATCACACCAGATACAATCGCTTTAGGAACTAGCACCTGAACATTTCCTAATACCTGTTCTCCAGCATCTTTGTCCGCTGTTACCCTTGTCATAATCTGTCCTGCAGTTACACTTGCTATATTTTCTAATGTCATTTCTGTTCCCTCCAAATCATACTAAATATCTATCCTTTAATAGTTTCAAATCACACAAATTAATCTTTTATCATTATACCTCCTTTGCATCATCTTGTACAGTTCATTTCATCTTCAATATTGAAATATATATGACGTTCTTTCTTTGTAGCTATACAATATCATGTTATACCTATTATGTCAATTATTGATTTGAAATATTTTTTACGTTCATTTGTTTCTGATAATAAAAAAGTCTCGAAAATGATTTTTCATTCACCTTCAAGACCTAATTTCTATAGATATAGTCCTTATTCTACTATTTAATTATATCAAGAAACTGCAAGCATTTTGCAAGCATAAAAAACGGGAAGCCGCATAAATACTGGCTCCCCGCTGTTTTCACATCACTCAAACTCGGCCAGTCCAAAGATATTATTTAACATATTTGTTTAAGTTTTATATCTTTTTAGCCGTTATTTTATTTCTGTTGCATATATTATTTTGGCTCGCTGATTTTCTGTTGCCAATTTGTTGCCACTTCATTATAACTGGCAGAAAAATGTTTGACAACCTTTATTTTGAGAAACATATATACAAACATATATACATTCTATCTTAGCTAATTACATTAAGACCAATTTTTTATAATTTGGATCAATGAACTCCTCCATATCATACTTTAATAAAGTAAATTCTCCACTCTTGACTTTATCTTCATCAAGATAATAAATCGGCTTGTTCAATTCCCCAAAATAATTCAATTCATATTTACACCACACTGACTCAACAGAGTTATGTGTTCTCAGGAAAATAATAGCTTTTGATTGCTGCAATCTCCATTCTATTACTTTTAATGTTGCTTCACACAAAAGATTCCTTTTCAAATAGTCTGAATCATTTATCCAATCACAAAAAATATTCTTTCCAACAGAATTTTCATATGTAATTATATCCTGAACAAGTTTACTATCTTTACTACTGTGTGAGATAAAATAATCATATGATTTTATTTTCTGTTCTTTGCCATTTTCTATTCTATATTCAAGTTCGTCTGGATTATGTGGAATAGAATACGTTTCATAAGGATAAACTTTTTTTAGATATTCTTTACGTTTTTTTCTCTTTGTATGAACCTGCATATATTTTTGTCGTCTAAGTCTAGGTTGGTAATTAAAGCTCTGTAAATGGTAAAATGCGATTTCCCTTAATTGTTTATTTAACTCAGTATCATTCAATTTAAAGAAGAACTTAATCACTTTTGGATTATAATATTTTTTCAGTTCATGAATAATATACATTCTATCTTTTTGTGAAGTATTGATTCTGTTATATAATCCAATTAATTGATCTAAAAAAACAGGAGTAACCATTTGTGTTTTTGCTTTAGCATTAGAAATTTTCGTATCAATCCGAGCTATTTTATTTTTTCTTTCTCTCCACAAGGCATCTTTATTCTTTTTCCAAATATCCTCATCAAAGATACTGCTATAATTTCTTTTTGTCTTATCAGAAAGTAAATATTTAAACTTTGCATTATTTCGAATTATTTCTTCAGCAAATGGCATTTTATACCTTGCTTTCCCAAATCTTTTAATCAAGTATTTATCTTTCTGATCATAATACTGTTTCTTATATTCTACCGATTTCCATTCATGTGGATAATACTTTTTCAGAAGATCTATAACCGTTTCCTCATTATATGTACATGGCAATACTTTTTCTATTTTCTTTAACTGGTTATTCCACATGATATTAATATCAATAATTTCTCTATCATATATATGTTTTGTAACACCTGACATAAGGAAAAATCACCTCTACTTTTCAAATGCTATTCTTTCCATAAGCTTCTTGTATTCAATCAGTCTTTTATTTGTATCAATTAAATCCTTTTTCAATTCTTTATAATGTGGATACATTTCTTGTATCTGCTGTGGTGTTTTTCCTACATTATTATGTACATTTTCATTATACCACTTTCTATATTTCGCTTGCCAAATTGTTAAGTGTGGTCTTAATCCCCTATTCAAAACTGTTTCTGTTAATTCGATTAATTCCGGCGAATATTTTAATCTCTCAACAGGTATCTCCTTCATCAATTCACGAGCTATAGTAAAAAAATTATACCATGAATCATATACTTCAAAAACAACGTCATTCTCTGGATCAAAATCCAAACCTATTTTTCGAGTGCTTAATTCAACCCATAATTTATACGCAATTTCCTGATCTTTTTTATTATATTTTAATTTCACTTGACTATTGCCAATACCAAGCGATACTTCATCCACCATCAAAGATTTCTTAACGGTATATTTAATACATTTATCCCACAAACATGCCATAGCAAAAATCATCACTATTATAATAACTACCGCTAACCAATTTAATTTCAAAACCAATGTATACCAATTATCAAATGTAAAATCAAGTATATTCATTAAACACCTCTATAAATTCTTCTGCATTTGCAACCTAGAATTAGTTTTTCTACTTTTCAAGGTTTTTCTGTCATTATATGCCGTTTCAATAATTTCATCAAAATGTCTAATAGCATAATCCCATGTATAACATTTTGCATAACCAGAATCAACATTATCACCTAGTCGTGCTGGTAAATCTTTCGTATAAAATTTACCATCCGATGTAAGTGGAAATTCAGGTAACAAAATACATGCCAATCCAGAACATCCATTCACACTATCTCTTAAACCAGCATATATTTCCCAATCCACATGCTTACGCTGCTTTGTATTTGGGCCTACCAAAACAACTACAACAGAAGCATCACTCACTTTATCTTCCCGTATTAATCGCTTTATATACTCATCACAATTATCCGGATCATATTCGCCATCAGAAACCGATTTGTTAATTATATTTCCACTCAAATATTTGTCTATATAATCTTTATACTTTTGGTCATCTTTATGATAAAAACTAACAAAAACTTTATGTTTAATTGTTGCTCTATAATAGTTATACATTCTCTATCCTCCTCATTTACGTTCTCTTTCACTACCTCGGTCCCATAAATCGATCACCATTCAGATGTATCATATGCTCTGGCATTTCAGCAATCCAAACCTCCGTCTCCCAGGCAAGTTCCTCTGCAAACTTTTTATATGTCTTAAAGTCCAGAAATGCGGTTACAAATATTTTTCCAGCCGTAACATCTTTTGTCATTTCTGTTATTTCCAATATACGTTTCGGATCCATCGGACCGACCGATGTTACTGATTCCACAAAATAAATCCAATCCTTATCTTCGCGGTACAGCACAACGTCCGGCATCTTATCATGTAGTGTAATTTCAAATCCCAGCTCTTTCAGTTTTTCTACATTCTTTACCAGATCTTTTTCTATTGTATCTCCAACATATAAACATTCTGAATTTGGTGCGAACCTCGGTGCAAATTCCTCTATAATAACTTTTTGCAACTCATTATGTTTACCTGTAGAAAATTTAAAACTTTCTCCATTTATATTTACCGGCATCATTGTCATCTTCTTTTTAGAAGCATACAGATCAATTAACTTCTCATGGTAGCAAAGAAATCGCTTTATAGATTCCTTCCACTTTGGAGTTCCCATAGTTCTTAGTATTTGTACTGTTTCTTCCGTCAGTCTATATCTATAATTCGGACTGTTAGTTGCCTTTCCATTATCCTCTATTAAGGCTGCCGTCCGGAATCTGTGCAGAGCCTGCTTCCTAAACGTTTCTCTACTATTTTCCGCATAACTCATACCATAAACTGCATTAACAAACTGAATAATATCATGAATACGAATCCACTCATTTGTCGCTTCACTCCATGACATATCTGGTTTTACTCCCGCCATTGCCAGTATCACGTAACAACATATATCCGCTTGCTGTGCCTTAGGCACACCTATTGTTTGCAGAAATTCTCTTGTTTCCTCTATTTTCTTATCCACAGTATCCCTCCAATATCAAATTACAATTTGCCTCCGAATAATCCTTACTTTTAAGCACTTTTCTGCCCATTTCCTGAATATCCTCTAAATCCGGTACAGGCATTGCATTAATTTCTGTTGAATTAACCTGTGTAGAGCCATTCAAAATACGATAGTATTCGTCATAAAGTGTAGAATTAAATAATACATACAACCCATATACCAGGCATTCTGACATTTCCGTTAATACACCGTCCACAAAATTAATTTTATTCTGTGTACTTATCTTTTGGTACTGCGGAAATTTTTTGGCTAAATATACTCCACACTGTAATCTTCGAGGTTCTTCCTTTGCTGTAAAGCGCTTTACAAATAGATAGTTTTTGTTGTCTTGCATCAATCCCTTTTGTTCTGTCACCACATATTCATGTTCTTTCTGTATAGGGAATTCTACTTTTCCCTGCTTTATATGCTGCGAGTAAAATAAAGGAATTGCTCCTTCTTCTTCCTCATCCCGCAAGATTTCACGATTGCGGAAATCTACGGTCAATCCGGTTTTCATTTTTACACCTATTGCAGGAAGCGTCTTATCAAATTTATGCAATTTCTTTAATACTTCCACTTCATTTTCATCTGTCACAAGATAAACATAATAATCTGATCCTGCTACAACCAGATCATACGGAACTGTTAATAATGTCAGCTCCCCAAAATCACTATTTGATTTCGATGATGTAATCGTAACGGTTTCTGGCTTTTCACTTGTCTTTTTTACTTTAATAATAATTGTTTCCTGCAACACACTTTCTTTGTCAAAAACCTTATTTCTGCTGACAAAAAGATGAATATGTTCCAATTTCCCCTCTGTCAGAAAATATTCCCGGAAACGTTTAAAATACGCCCCTGATGTCCATGATCTCGGAATGATGTAAACCATCTCTCCATTTTCACATAAATTAAATAATCCCATAGACGCAAAAATGAAATATAAATTCGGTGCACCATAACATACCTCTGGCATCGCTGTTGCTTCTGGCGCATCTTTCGGAATTTTCATATACGGCGGATTTCCAATCACAAAATCATATTTCTTAGGCTCCGCATTTCCTCCCAACATATGATTAAAATCCAAATACTGGCTCAAAATGTAATTATCTTCAACGATATTAACCGTAAGTTTTTTTCTTGTCTCTTCTTTACAATATTCCAGATTACGTTTCAACAATGGCAATACATTTTCATCGTTTTCATAGCAGGTAAGCTCAATCCCCTGAATAGAATCTATTGTTTCCAATCGCTCAATAAAAGCACATGCTAATATACCTGAACCAGCCCCTGCATCAAGCACACTTACTTTGCCTGTTTTCTCATCCAACTTATATAATCCCGCCATAAAACGGGCAGTTTCCATGCTGGTAAAAAATTGTCCGTATTTTTTACGTTCTTTTTTCGGCATACTCTCTATATATTCGTTTGTAAGTTCTATAATTTTTTCTAGCATATTCCACCTACCTACAAGCCTTCTATTTCTTGCTATTATACAATAACTTATTACCTTTTTCAACGCCCTTTTACAAACATATGTTCTATTTTATATAAATTAAAACCATAGAGGGTGGGTAAAAAAGAAAAATAAAAGAAGAAAATAGAAAAACCTTACCGATATTCAGTTTTTTACTTCTGAAAATCAGTAAGGTTTCTTTATATATGTTATGAAATAAAATTTTTATCTTTTGAATAATCGTAAAATGTTGCCATTTTGTTGCCAGTCACTAAACAAATTTGTTTGTAACCCGCATAAATACTGGGTTTTTATGATTGCGTGGATTATTCAAACTCAATAACACTAGGCCGCTTTTTCGTGTTACCGTGTATTAAATAAAATAAGAGAGGCGGGCTTTTATTAAATATACCACGTTGTATTATTATTTGCAATAGTTCCAAGCATCACGCTAACATCACGGGAATGAATCGTATTATTTATTGCAGTGATGTTAATCAGGTATATACTCTATCACATCACTGATGCCGCAATTAAGAGCTTTACATATTCTATCTATCTGTTTCAGATTGACTGGCTCATTCTTTCCCATGGAAGCCATAGTCCCATAACTTAATCCGGTTGCGTCTTTTAGATCTCCCTTATTCATACCTCTATCAAGAAGCGTGTGCCAAAGCGGATTGTACGATATCATAATGCACCAACTTTCTGTTGACTTATTTTTTTCTTCCTGCTATTATTTTCTTAGGTACCGAGCGGAAGCAGGAAGTTTCGGAGTCCGCTCGGTGTCTATTCGCTTAGTTCTTAATTATTTTCTTTTAAAATGGAGAGGTTCTTGATTTTTTCAAGTGCCTCTTCTTTATTTTTACTGTTCTCAATGATCAACACGACCATTTCCATAACGGTTTTAAATTCTAATGTAGTCATTATATCTTTTTCCATTTCTCTAACTCCTTTCCTGCTATCTCCTTGCTACAATTATAGTTTATCACTATATCTTCATTTTGTCAACATTTTTCTTCATTATTTTAGAGATTTTCTTCAATAAACTATTGACATGTACGGTACATATGGTAATATACAAACATAAACAACAGAACAAACATTCGCATAGACGGTGCGAGGTTTGAGAGATAATAGGAGGAAAATGATATGTCAGAACTTTTAAAGAAACAGAACTACGGTGTTGAGGTTGAATTTACAGGTATATCAAGAAAGATGGCTGCTGATGCAGTTGCAGAAATTATCGGAACTACAGCTTCCAGACCAGATCACACTTGCTACCAGACAAGAACAATTCAGGATTCACAGGGAAGAAAATGGAAGGTAATGCGAGACAGCTCAATTCATCCAATTCGTAAAGTCGGAACCGAGAACATGGACGAATACAGAGTTGAATTCGTAACACCGATCCTTAAATACGAAGATCTTGATACATTACAGGCAATCATTCGTAAATTCAGAGAAATCGGTGGAGTTCCTCATAGTTCATGCGGAATCCATATTCATGTAGACGGAGCGAACCATACCGCAACTTCTCTTCGCCGTCTGGTAAATTTCATGTATAGCCGACAGGAAATCATTTACGATGCGCTTGCAGTAGGTGACAGAAAATATCGTTGGTGTCAGCCAGTTTGCAAGAATTTACTTGATACCATGAAAAAGGACAAAAACATCACAACCGATTCCGTTGAGAAAATTTGGTACAGCCCAGCAAATGATGGCTACTGTGGCGGAATCAACCATCAGCATTATAACTCTACAAGATACCACGCATTGAATCTTCATAGCTTCTTCCAGAAAGGAACTGTCGAATTCAGACTTTTTAACAGCACTCTTCATGCAGGAAAAATTAAAGCATATGTTCAGTTTTGCCTTGCACTCTCTGCTTGGGCTATTGAATCCGATGATAAAGTAGTATTCCGTTCAATGAATGGATATACCGCTCAGAAAAAAATTACACTTATGTACAATATTTTGACTAACCGCCTTGGACTCTACGGAGATGAATTTAAGACCTGCAGACTTCACATGATGAAACAGCTCCGTGAAAACGCAAAAGCGGAACAGGTTGCTTAGTTATAAATCAGCTGTCCTACCGGCTTGACGGGGAGAAAGGGAATGTCATGTTATATGTAGCATACGGAAGCAATCTTAACGTACAGCAAATGTCATACCGTTGTCCTGGAGCAACGGTCGCATTTACCGGATATCTGATAAATTGGAAATTACTTTACAGAGGAAGCCACACAGGATCTTATGCAACCGTCAAAAGGCAAAAAGGAAGTAGGGTTCCTGTTGCTGTTTGGAATATCGATAGCAAAAACGAGAAGGCTCTTGATCTGTACGAGGGATATCCGAGATTTTATAAAAAGAGAAATGTATTTGTACAATTAAAAAACGGCACTAGAAAAAAGGCTATGATATACCTCTTGCCTGACTCAGCCACTGCGGGAAGGCCATCTAGTCGTTATGTTGGAACTGTATTGCAAGGTTACAAAGATATGGGATTTGATACAGATTATTTGTACGATTCATTGGATTATAATTTAAAAGAAGTGAAATAAAGAGGGGAAATCCCCTCTTTAATAAGAGGTAACCGTTGCAGCGGTTACCTCTTTCTGCCGGGTTTTTGAGTTCCCTGGCGAGTGTGGGTTATGGCTGATTCCTTGTTCGGTACCCTAACAATCAATTCATCCAGCTCACAATCCAGGGCTTCGCAAATCAAGTCGAGGTGTTCCAGATTCACCCTATCTGCAAGCTCGTGGTACAACTCGTTGATGGTGTTGGGTCTTATTCCGGTTGCCCTCGCCAAATCTGCCTGAGTAAGTCTCATCTCCCCAAGCTTTTTTGACAGTAAAATTTTAATCATGCCATTGCTCCTTCCGTTATAATTTAGCACCTCTTGATATATCGGAAGGACTTTTGTTAGATTATATCAAATACTGTTATAAACTGCGTGATATATTTTATACCCTGTAAGGCAATTTTTGAAGCAAACATATTATAAAAAGCACCTGTTTTGTTATTATTTGAATGTATTTGCATTCATGTGGTCAGCAATCTTTTTCCATGTATTCTGGCCACAGCAACCATCATCATCAATGCCAACATTCTTCTGGAATGTTTTAAGTGCCGTCTTGGTGTTCTTTCCAAAATCTCCATCAACAGCAACTCCGAGTATTGCCTGCAGGCAACGCACTGCCGAACCTTCTGTTCCAGACTGCAGCACTGGAAGCTGAATGTTTAATTTTTCAGTCAGGCTAACTTTTACTTTGCTTGATGAAGTGTCTTTTTTCTGTTCTGGATACACTGCTTTTCCGTTCCAGTCATAGATGGTGTAGCCCTGTTTCCACTCTTTCTTTGCATTCTCAAGGCTCTTGTACGCTCCGATCTGGCTTTTACTGTCTCCCCAGGTTTTCCGGATTCTGTAATATTTATCTACAGTTGTAGTTGCTGCCTTTGCGCCGATCAGCTGCTTGAAGCGGTTCCAGTCACCTTTTGCCCGGATTGCAGAAGGGCAATTCTTTGCGCACACATCATAGTGGGATACCACATGATCTGCGTCAATTCCAAACTTCTGCATCAACATCTTGCAGATTTCAACAGTGTTCCGAAATGCTTTATCATAATTATACCCTGCCTGCACGCACATCTCAATGCCGATAGAATTGTGGTTGTTGCAAATTCCGAAAAGACCACCACCATAGTTAACGCCGACATGCCATGCGCCTCGATTAAAAGGTGTAGCCTGATAAGCCTCGGCATCATCAACATATACATGAGCAGAGTAGCCGGAGAAGTTCCCGTCATGCTGAGCCTTGGCATGTGCCTTTGCGTTTGCTCCTTTTGCAAAGTTATCTGTATTATGGATAACGATGTATTTAGGCACCTGATTTGCATAGCTGTTGTTATTGCTGATTAAACTTGTGTTAAGATTCATTGTAACATCCTCCTTATTCACTTCTGGCATCGCGATTATCTTCGCCAGAATTTCCAATATCTTTGAGCCATAATTCTTCCCGGCAGCCCAGCCTCCGCCCTGTGGATTTTCCTGTATCCCAAGCCATTCAACATATGGGGCTATTTCTCTTTTCACATAACAGAAACGAGGATCCACGCATACACCGTACAGTTTTTCGTTAGATGCATATGCTTTAAGATGCTGGATCTGTGCCCGGATGCCGATCCATGGATGAGAGAACGAATTCCCTTTCATACCATTTTTTGTAACGCCGATTCCGGCAAAATTGTTCTGGTCCAATGTTACGGCAGAACCATTGAATGTGAAATTACCTGTTTCGAGGCAACTTTGCGCAAAGGCGATATCTCCCCTTACTCCTTCCGTTTTTCCTTCTGATATATAATATTCAACCATATCGATTACGGATTTAGGTACTTCCGGATTAACTTTCTGTATATATGACTGCATCTGCTGGACCGTAGCAACTGCAGTTCCCATTATATTCGTTTTCATAATATCCCCCTAAAAAAGGAAAGGGCTTAAGCCCCTTCCTTCTGTGAACCATTAATTTTTCCGTCGTCTAAAAGATCTTTCACGCCGCAAAACCACACATCAATTATCTTAAGCAGCGCATCTTCCGACATAATAACCTGCAGCCACTTTGGCAGTAATCCTCTCGCCTGCTGAACAACCCATTTCAATTTCTGCTGTCCCGTTCCTGATTCTTTATACATATGTTCCGCTTTCAGGATCAGCTGGTATACCTGTTCACGGATACCTTCCAATCCTTTATGCTTGGCATACTGAAACGCAATAACCAAAGTCACTACAAGCAAAATTAACACCGCAACCAGTAATACCGGGAACGGAATCTGTTTTAAAAAGTTAAGTAATTCCATAAGTAATTCCTCCTAATCAATGCTGTATTTGGCCAGAACTTCTCTGTCCATTTCTTTTTTGTGTGCTTCTGCACGCTGAAGATTTTCAAATGCTTCTTCGAGCTCGCCATTATGCTCTCCTTTTACAATTGCATGATGTAGCCAAAAGAGCACGCGCCCCGTAGCATGTGTAATTTCTTCATCCGCTTTTCTCTGTTCAATTTTATACTTAATGCGTTCCTGCTCTCGTGCCTCCACTTCCATGAGCCTTCGCTCAATATAGTGACGAATCAGAGCAAAAAAAATGCCGGCAACACCTCCGCTGCCAAGCACAGACAAACAAAATGTTTCGAGCATTACTCTTCCCCTCCGAGTGCTTTTAAGAGCCGATCCAGATTACCTCCGATTAACCAATCCACCAGTTTTCGCATAAGAACCTCCTTTCGCCATTAATAGATGCCAATGTGTTGCGCCTAAAAGGTCTATCTCTCGCATGCACCATACCTTACCTCCATGAAAAAAAGGGAACCTCTACGGTTCCCTCATGCTTACATACTCTTCCTTTACTTCTTCAATAATCCCTGCGTCAAGTCTTTCATCTTCGCTCGCTTCTACATTCAGCATATTTCGCAAATGAGAAAGTTCGGTTGCCAGGCTCTTGATGAACCTGCTCTGCCTCACTATGATTTCATCCTGCTTTTCAATCATATCTTCATAGAATTCCACAAGTTCTAAAACCTGGTTTTCATCCATCGTCGTTACCTCCACTTGTATCTTGGTTTTTCTTCACCAAATATCCAATACCTCAGATGATCATCCAATACAATAGCTAATAGAGATAGGATATACCATGCCACAGTAAAAGGAAGACATATCTGTCCAATTATATTAAAGGGCATATTGCTGTAATCCCATATTCCAAGCCCCAATACAATATTCAAAATGTATCCGGAAAGGAACTCAATTGCAGTTATCCCGACAGCACAGATAAACATCTGTTTCCATATGAGCATATCCCATCCTAGAAATTCATTTATCGAACCACAAAACAAGAAGCAAAGCCCTCCAACCAGTACCATAGGCAGCGAGCTGTACCCTCGCCATATCAGTTCGATCATGTAGTAAATCGTACCTCCTATAGCGAAAAGCACAGCGTTTCTGCCTATGGTCTTCAGAGTATTCATTTAACCTCCTTGTCGGCTGCCATTTCGGCCAGATAGTCCTTTAAAACTTCGGACTGATATTCTTCCGGGATCGGTGCTCCGTATTCAATCTTGGCGATTTCCGAAGTTTTGGAGCAGCCTTTGATCCACATGTTCAGTGAATTCCCATAGGTTGTGTGATAGCTTTTGAACTCCATTGCACCATTAATAATTTTCTGCATGTCTTCGGCAGAATAATAACGGCAAGGATTTCCGTCCTCGTGGTATTCCAGTTTTTTGATGCCAGCGGTCAGCTGAGCCTGTTTTCCAAAGAGATTTAGCTGATCTTCATCTTTAAGGCTAAAGTGTTCCTTTCCAGACGAAATATCAATGTCCGTTCCTGCAAAAACTGTGCTCTGGCAGATCTGAGAAATCTCCTTTTTCTTTTCTGCTCGGTATGTTTCAACAGAAAGATAATCAGCATTGCAGCCTTCTTCTTTGTCTTTCAACTGATCGAACCAAAAATCAAGATCTGCAACTATCTCTTCCTTAGGAACGACACCTGCAGATACTTTAAAATAGATTTCATCAGCTTCCATACCCTGTGGTCCTTCATCTTTTTCCGGAAGCTGGACTTCGTTCTTACGAATCCATACATCAGCGGAACCATCTGGAAGAACAGCATATGTAATGTTTCCTTGTGATTCCGGGCTATTCGTTTTATGCATAATTCAATTTCCTCCACTTCTTATAATATTTTTCCATAGCATAGCTTTTCTGTTTCGCATAACGGCTGATTATATTTTTAGCCATCGAAATAAGTTGATCCCAACATTCTGCAACCCTCACAAGAAAGGAGTCTGTTGTTACAAACCAACCGTTATATGCTATGGTACTCATGGCGAATTTACTACCTATAATCTTTTTGTTCTTTATTTTTTTCGCAAATCTATGAATTTTCCTGCGAGCCTTTAGGAATATTGATGCTCTTATCCTTGTTGACACATTCCGTATTGTCACTGTTTTTCCGGAATAACATCTTTTGATTAAATTCTGTCCATGGAACACAAGCCCCATATAGTCTAAATCCCTTCCTTTTTGTTTTCCGTTTCTGTCAACATAACCTGTACGAAATAACGACCAGGAATCTTTGATCTTTAGACAGAGTGTAGATTTTACGAATTCAATAACAAGCAGCATTGCCTTATGAAGATCTTTCTTATTAGAGCCAAAAAGAATGATATCATCCATCTGAATCATGATATGATAAATCAATCTTTTTCTTGTTGTCTTCCCTCGTCTGGTCTTCATTTCATAAAGTTCATTTGTGCAATAATGGTACAAATAAGATAGATAATAATTGCACAGATCTTTCGACACCGGAGAGCCTATAAAAATCCCATGTTTGCAATCTTTCTCTTTGTTCTGCACCTTTGCTTCAGAATACAATCCAATCAAAGTCTCAAACAAGTACAACAACATATCTGACTTTCCTAAATCTCTTCGAAGAAATTCTAATATTTTATCATGTGACATAGAGGGATAGCATTTTTTAATATCTGACTGAACGCAATATTTGGTTCCTTCCGGATCACGCGACATCCATCGTTCGATGTATTTTTTGCCGTAAGCTTGTCCTCTTCCAGGTATTGATGCAACTTGAAAAAGTCCGACTTTTGCCGCCCACAACTCATCTGCCGCTTCCTTGGCCAACACCTCATATAGCTGCATGATCATCTTTTCAAGTCCTAGCGTTCTAATTTTTCCGCTCATTCCATCTACTATATCAACATTTTTCACAAGTTTCTCTTCCGGAACTACCATATAGATATGTTCCCTTACAGTTCTGGTCTTCAAATGCCACGACATTTCATACGCAATCTGATCGATCACAGATGCTACAAATTCCGGTGAATTCTCCAACCGCCTTCTAGCCTCATTTTTACTTATGCTTCCATAGTAAGCAAAAATACTCGGCATATTACCATTTTCTAGCTTGTCATATATAAATGCAGCTATGTATTTCCTGATGAAATTTTCGCCAGAAATATCCATTCTTCGGCAATATGTCTTCATTACCAGTCCTCTTTCTTTCTGTGTTCAAGAGCTTTCGGTTTTACTACTAACCCCCACCTGTGTCCACTTCCGCCACAGGGTCAGCAGTCAGTTTCCTGACCGCCGATGCTGGTGCTTGAATTTCGGGCATTCCGCCCCCGCCATTTTAGGGCTGTCTCAAAGGACAGCGAAACACGCTACACATCAAAATTCTCACAGAAATTCGCGCGGCATAGTTCCACCAGCTGTTACCGAGCCCGTTGTTCAGGTTCGCATACCACCGGCCCGCGTTAGACCCGTTGTTCAGGTTGCCGCCGGAAAGCCACTGCCAAACGTAGCGTGAGTCCGTATGATTTTAAAACGCCCCGGCTACGCCGGGAAATAAAAGGGGAGTTCCCCTCTTGCCATTCGGCAATTCACCCCCTACGCTGCTGCTTTCGCACAGCGTCCAGAAGCAGAAAGACGCGCGGCATAGTTCCACCAGCTGTTACCGAGCCCGAAGATCAGGGACGCACACCACCGGCCCGCGCCGGACCAGTCGTTCAGGTAGCCGCCGGAAAGCCACTCTCTTAACCCGTCAGAAGTCTGATCAAGCTTGTCGGTGTACTGTCCATCTGCATATCCGGTACTGGATGATGCTGCCACTTTCGTTCCATGTCTTACAGATGGGTTCTCTGGATCATAGCCAAGTTCACTGATGTATTTCCAACTTGCCTGCGTATCTGCAATGCTATATCCACACTCAACATAATCCGAGGTCACACTTGTCGCTAACTTTGTGCAGTCATAACAAATGCAAGCCGTCATTACATGATTAGATATCTTAAGAATTACATTGCTGATAACTTCGTAAAATCCCAGGAACATTTCTACACCAAACAGAATGTATGGGTCTTTTCCAGATGTATTGCTGTTCGGAGAACCGCAAGAACCAAGGACATTATCGCATGCACCTGTGTGCCATGGCATTGTAACGATAGTGGTCTTTACTTCTGTAGAGCCTACCATTGTAGAACCGGTAGAAAATTTAGTTCCTCCATTATCTACATAAACTGCCGAATTATTGCTGTCATAATCTTCAATTTTCGTAATGATGACACGATTTGCTTTTGCATGAAGTCCTGCATTACTTCTATCATCCGTCGGATTGTTGCCACTTAAAGCTGTGGCATTTCCAATGGATACCGTACTTCCGACCACCAAATAGTTTGCATCACTTTTACTGATAATGATACGTTCCACATCATTTTCAACAACAGTCGCATAGAACCTGTTGTAATAGCTTGTGCAGCCAGACATGATTGACTGTGAATTTCGTGTTGCGAATGCAACCTCAAACAGGTTATCCATATGGTTTTTATCCTGTGCAGTTGTTCCACAATACTGTGTTCCTTTGGCTTTAAATCGTGTAATCATTCCATTGTGAGACTGATCATGCGCGGCGTTTACTCCGCTAATAGATGCAGCCTTTCCATCAGAACCATTTCCGGCCATATATTTAGCCTGTGCAACGAACGGTCTGACAGTCTGATCTGTACGGATTGCTGCTCCCTCCGGAAAGAAGCCTGCATGATGTTCATCTGAGATAACGAGGCTTTCTCCATTTGCATCAATGGTTATGTTAATCCACTGAGTCAGATACAGCATCCATGTATCTCTTTCTGTCCTGGAGAACTCATTGTCGATTCCCTTAATATATTCCACAATGAATTCTCCGGCATCATCTACATGACCATTAACTTCCAATCCATAAAAAACAGATTCGCCTTCAAAATCATTTCTTCCTCTTACTGTGTTCGTAGAAGGCTGTGCTACCATGCCTACAGCATCGAGAGTACGTGTGCCCGCCGACAATGGCGATACATCAAATGCACTATGATGGACCCCATATTTTTTCCCAGTTCTCTTGAGATTAAGAATGAATTCAGCCTGTTTGTTTTTTTCTCCCGCAAACATACTGGCGGCTTCCATAAGTGCCACGTCATTATTTATCAACTGTCGAAAGACAGCGTTAAACACATCTGCATGAGCAGGATCAGAAGTTTCTAATTCGCGGAGCTGATTGTTGAAAACAGCTCCAGAAATATCGAAATACGACATTTTCTACCTCCTTATGATAACATTTATCTATCATTATCCGATTACTTGTTACAAAATATCGAAATACGTTAGAATGTATCATCACACTCGAACACGCATTCCATGTCTGCATCCTTTCCTTTCTTCAGAAACGCTTTCATGGCCACCATATCCCCATCTGCATCATATAACCCAACTTCAGAAATATAAGTGTTTGCCAGCTCATTTTCTGCCAGTGTGCAGCGATATCTGATTTTTGTATCAGAAAGAACCTCATAACCATCAACGTTCTTGCGAAGCAATTCATGATGTAAGGTGTTCTGATCGGCACTGTGTGGTTTTACTGTTCCGCCCGAATCTACACCTCCATCGCCAAAAGCCATGCCTACAATCTTTGGGAGCGATGAAATCCCCGCTCTTGCTTTTACCATTTTTTTCTTAGCCAGTGTTGTAACTGTAGTCCCTGCCATTTAAAGGACCTCCCTTCCTGAATTTAGTTTTACACTTCCATCTAGCCTACACGTTCCATCCAGTCTTGCAGCCCGTGAAGGAATAACCATTGTGACCTCTACTTCTTCTTCGTGTTTAACAGGCGCACGAATCCGAACTGTCTGCAGATATGGTGGTTCTCCTGCATCAAGCAATAAAGTCCCGTCTAACAAACAGTTGCCGTCCAGAATCTTATTCCCGTCACGCCAGCCCATAATTACCCTCTGTGTGCCTCTAAAATCAGCTTTCTCAGCATTAATCATATCAGGCAATGAAATACACTGTTTCGTTTCAAAAGCCTCCTGATTGCCGATAAACAGCCTATGCCCGATAAAAGTTTCCATCGGATACCAAGAATTGAGCTTTCTCGTTCCGTCCAGTGAAAAGTTTCCATCAAGAAAACCTTCCCACCATACAAAATCACTTCGTACGAAAAAGGAAGGCTTAAATATATTTTCATGATATACATCTGGAATCCGGTGAAAAATTCGATCTGCTATAAAATTCTCAGTTAAGACTGTATCGAATGGATAGACTGGGCGAAATTCTGTCGGATACCAATGATTCAGATTGATACTGCCGTCAAGAGCGAAGGAACCACCAAGAGAATACTTCCACCATGAAAAATCTGAATGATACGTCACTCTCTGTTCAAAGCTCTCTGTGCATTCAATAAGCATGAGGATAACAGAAAGAAGATATACTGTGTGTGATTGTTTCAGCTTATCGACTTTACTCTTAACTTCTCCTAGTTCTACCTCTGTTTCACCTTCCAATTGAACGCTGAATATGTTAGGGTGAGAAAAATAATATCCAGGCTCATTACAATCATGAACCTGGACATCATAATCCGTCACACCTTTTAAAATCTGTTCCATTCGCCATGGGGTCATTGGTGCTTTTGTGTTTTTCTTTTCACGGAGCAACCGTCGTCTTTCTTCATATGGCAGGTCCTCTCTTACGGGCAATCCATACTTGATCTCATGATATTTAAGCCCCCATGTAGCTGTATCGATAAACATCTGGTATGGAAGTTCTTCAATATGCACAGTGGCCAGATCAAGCTCTCTGCCCATAACTTCGTATATCCATTTTCCGACATAGGATTTATCATACCAGCCTTTAGTTACATATGTCAGCATTCTGTTGGCCGAATCGCTCCATGGGAATCTTTCCAGATCTATACTCATGTCTCAGCCCCCTCTAATGTAAATGTCACATTACCGGTATCTGCATACTCGCTTGATGAAAGGTGAATGTTTTCTCTCTTTCCATCCATCGTAAAATCTATGAAATCGCTTACTCCGGTTATGGTTGACAGTACTGTTCGAGCCGAATTGTACCGGAGGATATTTGTTTCTTTCGCCGCGGAATAGACTGCCATCATTTCAGTTTTGAATGTCGAGATTACATCATCCAATCCAACGCCATCCAGAACAAGTCCTGTACAGGCAAAATCTACAGTTTTTACTGTAGCTGACTTGACGATCAGCTTAGACGATCCAGTAGGCAACAGTCTTTTGCTCCTGTCGTCCGGAGAAACGATATGGTTGTAAACTGCTGTGACCAGTGTACTTGATGCGGGCTGTCCGTTGCTATCAACTAAGATCAATCCCACTGTTCCTGGTCCTTCAACAGCTGGTTCTACAATACAATCTCCAATCCCGGGGACTTCTTTGGCCCACTTAATATAGTCAGCATCATTCGCTACATAGAACTGCGAATCTTGGAATTCTGCATGGATTCGTTCATAATAATCTTCATCATTTTCTTCTTCAGCACCACCCGATGTTTTCTCGCTGTTGGTAATTGCTGTAACGCCATTGATCGGTGATGCCATAATTGTAATCGTATTTGCTGGAACATTCCCGGATACCCCCGGAGCGACCGCTTCAACCGCAAGGTCCATGGTTTCATTCTCTGCGAACGTAACAGTTCGTAAAGTCTGGAACTCAACAGCTTCCATCTGATCTGTTGCGGGAACTGCAAAAACTGTGCCTGCTGCCAATACTGTGCCATAAGCCGCCGTAACAGACACTGTTCCAGTTGCTGCTACAGCTTCTTTCCTTGTCACTCCTGCTTCTGCGCCATGCAAATCCATCCAATCGCCCCAGGAATATTCCGGAAACGCAACCATCAGGCAGCGAACAAGATTGAACTGTACAAGCTGAGATATCTCGATGGCCGTAGGCATGGTAAAATCATATGGGAAATCACCTTCCATATCCGATATATCCGCTGGAAGGTTTCCCATCATCCTCTCCTGTATCTGGTCAGAATCACTTTCTGACACAAATTCCGGAACTTCAAATTCTGGTCTAGCCATATTAACCACCTCCTCTAAACTTCTATGATTGAATCAACGGTAAAGGGTTCTCCATCAACCGAATAAACTATGAATGATACTTTTACCCTCCCAGTACCCCATTCAAAAGAAAACTCTTCTACCGATGATGTCCGCGGATTGACCATCAGAGCTTCCTGAATTGTCCTTTCTAGAGAAAGTTCTACAGTGCTTTGGTCAGATTCTCTTGTTATATCTTCCGTTTCAGTTCCATGATCATCCGAATATCCCAGACAAGAATATCTTTCTGTAGATACCGTTTTTACACACCATATTTTATATGCTTCATATCCATCGTTCATTGGCACATTATTTGCGGCGGTGCGAACGAAATCTCCTTTTTCAAGATCCCACATTGGCGATGGCTTATAGTCAACGTCATATTCTTCATCTTCCTCTTCATCCACAAAATCTGGAACATCCACAGTCGGCAGTAAATTTTTTGATTCTTCTTCCATATTGCCTCCTATAATCCACTTGCCTTGACTACTACATCTACGACTACAGGTTCTCCCTCAACCCATACGATAAGCACACGATCTCCCGGTTTTAACTTAGGCATAACCACCTTATGGCTATGTGATCCCGTTCCGCTGTTATGCCCTCCGTGCGTTCCTCCAGATACGTTTGTTGATAGATTGGCCAAAAGTCTGCAGACGGAATAATCCTTTTTAGGGATAGGCAAAGGAAAAGTATTGGAAACAAGGGAATAATCTTTCTTGATCACTCCAAAGTCGAACGAAAATCCTCCTCCTGAGTGTTCTCCCATTCTCGAATCCAATACCTTTGCAAGCTTTTCCATTCCATTTTTTTCCATTTTTGGCATAATGTTCCTCCTGTCAGTCAAATGATCCATCGTCAACCCAGCCCCAGACATGAGTCTGATTCCAGTTTTGTGTAACCAGATGCCATGGGTGTGCTTTTCCGGAACCACCTTTGATCGTGATTTTTGCTTTTCCGGCTCCTACACTGTATCCTCTGGCATCTGGATAACTGCTGACATAATGCTTGCCGCCATGGAAATTAACAATGTCCCCAACATCATATGATTTTGCTTTTGTTTTTTTATTCCCACTGCTCTTTTTTGCTGCCGGTGCTTTTTTCAATCCCAGTGTCATAAGCATTTTATCTACATCATGCGCAGCAGATATTACGATATAATACCCAGCACTTATTGAAGCTGTTTTTAGATGAATCTTGTCACCCTTCCGAATGATAGGAATATCCGGAAGTTTTATCGTGATTTCTTCCTTTGGTTTGCCATCGTCTGCAAGGATCTCTCTCGCTTCTTTTTTTGCCTCATCCAAAGTATCATTGGTTCCCCTGGAAACAATCTTCTGTCGGATTCCGTAGCTTGTCTTTCCATCAACTGTAGCCTCAACAGGTGAGCATCCATCATCATTTGCTTTTCCGATGATTTTTACCCTTGTAACCATCCCGGTAGTGCTGATCTTATGGTTTACTTCTGTAAGATGCTGTGTTTCTTCAAAATGATATACTGTTTTATTTGTTCCAAAACCAACTACGGTCACATTCATTTTCACAGCCCGCAGACATGCCTCAATGCCGCCTTTCTTTTTGGCTTCCTTGAGGATTTTCACAACCACTGTTCCAAGCTTTTCAGACTTATAAGCCAGTTTCCCATGCTTCACATTTGGTCCGCTGTAAGATGTGACCTTTATGCCCCAGCGTTTCAGCACTTGGACTATGGCTGACTTTGTCTTTACGCCGGCTGAAAAATATACATGATCTTGTGATTCCTGCAGATCATATAGAACATCGTATGCCTTTACCTTAAACTTCTCTCCGGATGTTCTCGCTGAAGGATTCCATTCAACTATTTTCCCTCTGGTTGCTTCGGCATTTTTGCCGCCATTATAGGAATACAAAAGTGCTGCATAACACCCAGGCTTAGCAAGAGAAGAAATTCTTCCCTTTGAAGTTTTATCGTTCTTGGCCGTAAAACTAATTCTGGCCGCAAGCTGGTTCTCTCCCTCTTCCCAGGATACATCTTCGACAAATTGCGTGATGTCGTAAGCCTTTTTATCTGCAGTCATAATGGCCACGAGGTATTTATATTTCATTGGATTTATCAATACTCTCGCCTCCTTATGGTAAAGTCAGTACTGTTCCTGGATATATCCAATGTCCGTTGTCGCTATTGCGCCGGCCATGTTTCTTAGCAGCCGCTTCAATAACCTTCTTATTGGCATTGTAGATATTTCTCCACTTTGATTCAGTTTTATATTTCTTACGAGATATTCCGCAAAGTGTATCGCCTCGGACAATCCTGTAGGTCTTTTTCTTTTTAGTAGATTTCTTGGTACTTGGCCTAGTGGTTTTCTTTTTCTTTTTAGCTTTTTTTTCAATCCCCAGTTCCTTTGTTGTATAAATCTTCATATCGCCATATGGAACAAAAGATATCTCGTACGAATAGTCCCCATGTCCGCCAAAAGGCTTATACTCAAAAGATTTGATAGTAACATCTTCATTGATACCAGCTTCAGAAACCACCAGATTTAACGGTGTCTTTTTTGTCTGCCAGTTTTTCAGCTTGCTGGCGCAGGTTTTTGGTGCTATCCATTTCTGGTTTACGGAGGCAAGCTTTTTTCTGCCTGCCCCCCAGAAATATCCAGACCATTTTATAATCTGAGTACCCATACCAGATGGGTAACTCATTTTTCCTTTTCCAAGAATGTTATATTCCTGATATGCTGTTTCTCTTTTTACATCAACATCATCTTTTGGCATCGAAGGGAACTGGAACTTCGATGCCGAATTATGCAATTCTTTTAATATCGCCCCCATGTTCCCTCCTTATGTTGTAACAGGTGTATTCTCATAAGCTTCACTGAGCATTGTTGCAATTTCGCTTCCAAGATCGTCAGCCAGCTCCTTGATATGCGCTTTGATGAGCCGAATAACATCACTGTCATTTGTATCTGATATATTGAACTGCGGGGAGAGGTTAACCTGTACCACAACGCCAGATTTGTCTGACACTACATTCGTTGGCACAGTTTCTTTCTCTGTTTTTTCAGAATCTTGTGAACTGGAATCTGTGTCGAAATAAGGTATCGTGTTTGATACTTCTTTGCCAACGATTCCTCCGCTCGCATGTGCTGATATCTCATCATCAGGACCAAGAACTCCCAGTGTCCGTCCTGCGGATTTCCACAATTCAATACCTCTCTGCCGTCTGGCCGGCACTGTAGGAATGATATATTCCAATCCTTCCTCACCTACCCACGACAGCTCAGCTCCATTCAATCCGACTTCACCGCCTGAAGCGTGCCCGGCTATAGTGGCTGATACAGATGATCCGCTACTTGATGTAGAAATGCTAGCTGATGGATTCGTAATATGCCAGTTCAATGTAACCGCAACATCTGCAGATGCAGTGAAGCCCTGTGAGAATGTGCTTTGTACCTGTCCGGCACATTCTGAGTAAATAGCTGCCGCATTATTCGTCTGGTCAAGTGTGACATCAACATGTCCGTCTGCTGGAATTGTCTCCGAGAAAGCAGATACTACATCAGCTGTTGCGAGAGAATAAATCTCAGCCGCATTATTGGACTGATCTAACGTGATGCTCGCATGACCATTGGCCGGAACATCACTTACTGCGCTCTCAATATCTGCTGTTACCTGCTCCACAACGCCAGAAGTGTCTGTTGTCGTGCCTGAGAAGGTAACATTTGCACTGCCTTCAACTGGTACATCTCCTACAGCACCTTTTGCATCTTCTTCCGCCTGCGCCTGCATTCCGGAGGTGTCGGTCGTTGTATTTGTGACATTTACATTTGCAGATGCTTCCTGCTCAATAGGCTCTGTTTCCGTTTCATCTGCTGCCTGTTCGGTTGCAGACTGCATGCCAGATGTATCCACCGTTACCAGTTCTGATGGGATAGTAACAGATGCGCCTGCCTGCACTTCAATTCCATTTGCCGCAAGTGTCCCGGATTCCATGCCGAGAGCTGCCTCAATCTGAGCCGCCGCTGTATCGGAATCCACTTCTACATCTGCCAGATCAACTTTGACTCCTTCTGCTGTCACAGACATTTCTGCTCCTTCTGCATCCAGAGCCGACATAGCCTGCTCGATAGCAGCCTGAGCCTTGTCTCCGTCAACTTCTGCAGTCAACGTATCCATGGAAATAGTCAGTTCCTGGTCTGGGTGAATAATATACGGGCTTTCGATACCGTTCTGTTCTGCAATGGTCTGCCAGTCAATTCCAAGAGCGTTTCCAATTTCCCACAGGCAATCGCCTTGATCAACCTTAATCTTTACATGATCAGCGGTAACCTCCTGTGTTTCACCCAAGTCACCAAGAGCTTCATTCAGCTTTGAAGTCCATGCATCTTTGTCAATATCAACGTCTCCATCAACAGAAGCTTTCAGTCCTTCAAGTGTCACATCATCAGTTGTAGTCTCTGCCGCCGCCCTGTCAATCGCTTCTGCAAGTTCAGGAGGCAACTGACTGCGGACCGTTTCATACATTGGATTGCTCGGATCCGTAAGTGATGCTTTTAATTCATCACTTCCATTCTTCCAGATCTGATTAGCATAGTTCTGCCATGTTGCAGACGTATCGCCAGCAGCTGCTCCAACCTCAATAGCATCATTAAATGAATCCATAAGGCTTTGCGGAACTGCTTTCCCCGCTTCCCGGTAATCGTCAATTAGGCCCTGCATCTGTGTTACATCAGGTTTCATGCTCTCATACATGGTACTCAAAGCATTCTGATCTTTATCTATTACGGGTCCTACACCAGCAACCTTTCCGTTTCCAAACTCATTGAATCCGTACATCAATGCACTGGTCAGTGCAGAAACATTTCCTTCTTCTGGATGTTCGAGTTGTAGCAACTGCTCCAGTTGGCTTTGCGCCGTGTTAATTGTATACTGCGTATTTTCCGCAAGGCTCTGCCTGTTGCTCTGAATCTTCTCAGCATATGCAGAATTCAAAGTGTTTGAGCCAAGCTGTAAGCTCTTAGACAGTTCGTTTCCTTCCTGTCCTTTTACATACCAACCAGTCATTTCGTGATACTGCTTATTCTGAGCAGATGTGATTCTTCCGGCTGATTCCATCGAGTTAAGCTCTGAATACCACTGCTCAACATCTGCCTGTACGCTTTCCTTTGCCGATTGTCTCTGATCTCTCATTGCTCCCAGTAAGTCAGTGAATGAGCCACTTTCCAGATCAGCTGCATTCAAGCTCCCGTATTCCTGATTTATCCAGTCCCATTTTGCCTGTGCTTCCGATTCCTTCCACCGGGCAGTTATGCTGTTCATTTTTTCCTGCAAAGCACTGATGGCGCCTTCTTCATCTGCATCTATGATTCCATCTTTCAGTGCCTCAGAGACCTTTTGTGATAACTGGCTAGATAATCCATCCAATTCAACATAATCCGCTGTAGCCCATTTCTCGATGTTCTGGGCTAATGTCTGTCCCTCTTCCGTACCTCCGAGATACGTCTGAACGTGGATATGCGCTGCAAACGTCCGACTTTCCAGTTCTTCAATCTTGCTCTTAACAAAAGTTTCGATATTACTTGTGTAATCTTCCTGTTCTTCAGTCGTAAGTTTAATACCAACTCTGCTCTTAAACTCCAGAACGTCATTGGATTCCAGCGCCTTCTGGGCATCTTCTCGAAGCTTATCAGCGTTCTTTACCTCATTTAAGGCAACTTCCACATTGGCCAGGTACTTCTGATCAAGAATTCCAGAAGCAATGTCCTGCACTTCCTGAGCCGATAGTTTGATGTTTCCAAAATGTTCTTCCAGATTACTGTTCAAAGCTTTCTGGTTATAGTTGTCTACTGCAACACCAATTCCAACTACTGCCGCTGTTACTGCCGCTGCCGCAAGTCCGAATTTCGCCGCTGTCGGAACCATTGCTCCCAGATCACTTATGAACGCTCCAACACTTGGCGCTGTCTGTGCTGCAAGTCCAATGCTTTTAATAGCATTTCCGATAGGCTGTAAGGTGGTCGCAATATTCTTTGCATTTCCAAGAAGCCCAGTTGCTCCTTTAGCGATCAGCATAGAGCTGAGCACAGAAGAAAGGCCTGCTTTCTTTCCTCCCGGAAGAATAGCAGACGCGCTAGAGAATAATGTTCCGAGGCCGGAAGAAATCAGATGTTTCCCATCTCCGCTAATCCAGTCGGCAAAAGGCTGACCGATAAGAGTATCCCATGCAATATCCATCTTTCCGAACATATCCGCATTCTGCCACTCATCAGATGCCGTCATGGTCCCGATAACTGTCTTCATGTGTGCTGCTTTTTTGTCCACAGTGTCCATAAAATCATTCAGAGCAACCGTCACAGCCGGCATTGCGTCCGTAATGGAATCAACGAATCCTCTGACATAAGGAGTAAGTCTCTGTCCAAAACTGTTCTGAACACCCTCTACAGCCGACTGCATAAGAGTCATAGAGCCTGCCAGGTTGTCCAACATGGTGTCAGCCATATCCTGCGCTGCATCTTTTGAATTTCCGATAGCGTTGGAAAGATCGTTATAATCCTGTTCTGAAGCATTGATGATAGCAAGCATACCGCTCATAGCCTCTTTTCCGAAAATGGTGGATGCCGCCGCTGTCTGTTCAGTTTCAGAAAGACCTCCTAAACTGCTTCGCAAATTATCCATGACACCTTTCAGTGTTTTCATGTTTCCTGAGCTGTCGGTCAGGCTAATACCATATTTGTCCATAGCCTCTGCCATGCTGTTAGTTGGTGCTGCCATGTTAGCCAGGGACGTCTTTAAGGCTGTACCGGCCATGCTTCCTTTAATTGAACTGTTAGCCATAAGTCCTAATGCCAAAGAAGTATCTTCGACGCTATATTTCATGGCTCCTGCTACCGGAGCAACATATTTGAATGATTCACCCAGCATGCCTACGTTTGTATTCGAACTAGCGGACGCCTTTGCAAGGACATCCGAGAAATGACCGGCATCTCTTGCTTTCAGTCCAAAAGCTGTCAAAGCATCCGTAACAATATCCGAGGTGCTTGCCAGATCTTCGCCGGAAGCTGCTGCCAGGCTCATAATACCGGATATACCAGCGGTCATTTGTTCTGGTTTCCAACCTGCCATAGCCATGTAATTAAATGCCTGAGCCGCTTCAGTAGCAGTAAACTTCGTAGTTGCACCCATTTCCTGTGCTTTTGCGGTCAGATCATCAAACTCTTTCCCTGCAGCGCCAGATATAGCCTGGACCTGCGACATCATACTCTCAAACCCTTTGTATGTATTCACAGTATCAGCCAGTCCTGCGCTCACTCCAAGGAATGTTGCGCCCTGCGCTATTGGATTCTTTGCAGCATTTAAAACCGCTCCCATTGGAGCAGTAGCAGCATCTACTATACTCATAGTTGCCGTAAAAACGCTTCCGTCCCAGGCTTTTGCTTTGTCCCTCACATCGTCGATGATCGGACTTGCATTATCATCTGCCCCCAGTTCCGCTGTCCCGGAAGTTCCATCGAATGTGGCCACTGCATCTTCGGCACTTCGGATTATCTCCGTGGCTGTATCATCAGCTTCCACTGAGGCCACAGCCACTTCACCATTCAAGGCGGCCAGTGCATCCTCCACATCCATAATTTGCATCGTAGCATTGTCGTCCGCAGTAAGCTCTACTACCGCTTCATTTCCGTTTAGAACAGACAGTGAATCTCCAACACTATTTACCACCCCGGTGGCATTATCATCCGCCCCCAGTTCTACATCAGTACTTGTTCCGTCAAGGGTTACTGCTGCATCCTCGACACCAGATATTTCGGCAGTAGCATTGTCGTTTGCTCCTATCTCAATATCTGCTGAAATTCCTCCTACTCTTTCAGCTGCATCTTCGACTCTTGAAAGAACCGGAGTGGCATTGTCATCTGCCGAAACTTCAATAGAGTGCTCACGTCCAAGCGTTCGTTCCACTCTCTCTGCTGTTCGTTCAATCCCTCTGGTTTTTAATCCAGATGACAGAATCCGATTTACCTTCTGGGCGGCAGTGGCCAGGGTGTTCATCTTATTCGTGATATTTGATAGGCCAGGGTCTGTATTATCATTCACAGATACAGGAATTTCAATTCTAATTGTTTCTCCCATTTACCATGTCACCCCTTTTTCGTATTCGCCTCGATCCATAGCCTGGTTGAAGCAAAAAGAAAAGCCCTCTCTCCAGAGGGCAAACTCATTACTTCACTCGGCAATAAACCTTGGCGTTGAAATATGTGGTGGAGCAATGTTGACTTTCCACCGGCCATAATCAGTTTTTTGCAGTTTCAGCCTTCACTTCTTCATTATTGAAACCATTAACATCATCAATAATCTCCATAATGCGGTCTTTTTCTCCCGGAAGGAGAACAGCGTCAATTACATCGAGAGCATTGATAATACAGATGCCTTTTGCTTCCAGGCCCTTTTTGACAGCCGGATTATCCCACAGTTTGGCCTTGTCTTCTTCCGTAGTAGAGTTGTAGATCACGGAAGCCCTGTACTTTGGCATATCCAGTTCGTCCGCAACCCGGATGCCCTGGCGGCGATTCTTTGTATATTTTGTGTATTTTTTTCGAATATCTTTTAACATTTCATCAGTCAGCGAATGAATACTGAAGGAGAAATACTTCCGTTCGTTACGAATGATCTCGATCTTCTTTGTGTCATTTGCTGCATTATCAGCAGCTGCCAATAATCCTTCCAGATAATCATCCTCGTTTGCAAGGATAGTTTCTCTTTTCTCTTCCTCAGTTAATTCCGGATCCATAAAGTCTTTATTTGCCATTTCTTTTCCTCCTGTTAAAAACGAGGGGCTGATGCCCAGCCCCTCTTAATAGAAATCAGATTGTCAGTTTGCTCTTATTCTCAACCTTGCCATTGCAGTGCAGGGCAAAAGATCTTTTCAGCACATCGCCTGTAGCTACGTTCTGGATATCGCTGTCTCCGGAAAGGATACACTCTCTGTAGGTCACACGTTCCTGTGATCCATTTCTTCCTTCGATAACTCCTGTAAACATCAGAACAGGAGATTCTCCGTTTGCAATAGCATTGATAACCGCATTAAACAGCTCACCATCAAGAACTACGATTTCGGAAATGTTTACGGTAACTCCTACGGTTCCATTAACCTCAAGCTCTCTGTTCTGGCCAAGAGGCGCATATTTGTAGTTATTAAATGAACCTTTAGTAGTGAAACTTTCAGCCTGTGCAAATGGTTTTCCAGCAGAGTTATAAAGCATCGCATCTTTGCCGGATCTGCTGTGTCTGGCATCAGTAGCCGCGCTCTTATTCAGCATTATTTATTCCCCCTTTTCTTATTCTCCAGATGCAGCAACAATAGTGCTGAACTGGAAGTAGTAATTCAGATAGATGTGCTCTGCAGAATCCAGATCGATCACTTCGATATCAAATCCACAGGTGTCTCCATCAGTAGTAACAGTTGTAGATTCAGTTACATTGCCGTACTGGATCTTTCCTTCTGCCTCCATGGCATTGCAGATACCCTGGATAGCTGCCATGATAGTGGCTCTTCCGTTTGTATCGTTATCAACCTTTCCAACCAGTGCGTCAGCTGCTGCATTTGCTCTGTTCAGAAGTTCATAACGTGTCTTTGTTCTACGGATTTTCTTCCATCCGCTGTCGTGGTTGGCATCCGGATGAACCAAGGTATTAACACCATTGTCAAGCCATACAGCCCCATCAGAAGCCGTAGAGAGGACCAGGCAGCCTTTTTCTTCAGCTACTTCCATCTCTGTATTTGTAAGGATTTCATTCAGAACGCTGTATCTGCTAAGAGTAGCGTGTGTCACGGACTGGTTCGCAGGAGTAGCGGCTACAACACCCGCAATATACGCAGCCACCTGATATCCTTTCAGCTCTTCATTGCCGGCATTGGCATTCGCATTCAGCGGCGCGATTACGTTTTCGGTATCGAAGCTGGAGATGGATGTCATCCTATCTTCCAGTGAAGAGGAAGGTTTTGGAGTGACAATTGCCATTCCAAAAGAGCCAGCCAGATAAATTCGGTCAAGAAATGCCGCTACCAATGCATGGACAGCGGCGTCTTCTGTATCAACACAAATGGTGTTGAAGTAATATTTCTCCACTTCTTTTAATCCGGCACTGTAGTCTGCGTTTGTTACTGTCGGATCTGCACCATCTGCGAAAGCTGACTGGCTAACCGCTGTAACGGCTCCTGATGCGTCAGTAATATCGACTACAAAGTTCTTTGAGGAAGCAAATGCTTCTTTCAGTGCAGTAGCTTCTTCTGCTCCTGCTGCAAATGTTACCTTTTCGAACTCAGAGCCATCCAAATATACGATGCACTCCTTCTTTGAGGAATCGCCAAGCTTCTCTCTGATTGTTGCTGTAAATTTTGCACCGCTTGGATATTTTGTTGAAAGCTTTGCCTTGCCTGTTGCACAAGCAAGAGAGGCGCTGCCAACCGTACCACCGTTTCCTACTCGAACAGCGATAAGTTTGACAGCGCCTCCATAGAACGCTTCTCTTAATGCATCTGTGGTGCCTCCAGAACCAAAGGTATTTTCATATCCTTCAGATGCCGGAAGAACTGTAGCTTTTCCAAGTGGTCCGATTGAAGACTTGAAAAGCACTGCTACAACACCATCAATTGCTCCAAAGTTTGTTTCGTCCCCTCTTTTCTGTACATTGAAGTATGCACCGGGACGGATTTTGTTTTCTCCAAGAGAAAAATAACCTGCCATTTATTTGACCTCCTTTTTCATGAATCTATCAATGATCTGTTTCGCTTCCGCAACAGTCATTTCTGTTTTTTTGCAGCCTTTGAAGGCTGCTACTGCACATTCGCGAGGAACTCCAAATACTTTTGTGCTTGCATTTTCAAGTTCCTGGATGGTGTACTTGTCAGCGGACGGCTGTACTGTTTGTGTCGCAGCCGGTGTCTTCTTGATATCTTTTTCTGCCATTGCTTACTCCTTTCATGTAAGATCGTTGACTGTTACGCCTGATATACCAGGCTGCTTAAATGCGTCTTTTAAGCACGCATAATACCCTGTCAGAGACATCTGCCCCTCTCTAAGGTAATCAGCATTGTTGTTCATTTTCAGAGCTTTCACGACCATTGGGGAATCATCAAACATGATGATCTCTTCGTCCTTCGCTAAGCTCTGGTGAAGTGCGGCCATCATCTTCAACCGCAATGACGGTTTCGGGCACAGGAGATGCACCGAAATAACTGCATTGAACCACGACAGGCTACTCCTGCAATGACCATCTGTACTGTCAATTGATTTCAGTCCAGAATAAAAAACAGGAGTATCTGCCGGAATGGTGTATTCTGATAACTCATCAATTCCAAAAACTATGCATTCTGGGAAAAGCTTCTTAATATACCTGTTCAACGCCATAACAGGATCTGGATCCGTAGTTTCCTGTGCAGGGTATTCCAGAATATCGAACACAATTTCTTTGCACAGCACTGCGTTTCCTTCCAGGATGTAAGGTTCGCTTCTGGCCCATGCAAAGCACATAGGTGCCTCCCCTTCTGGTTTCATCACCACGTCCTGAAGACAATTCCTGATAGCAACTTCTATCTTCTCTACTTCAAGCGGATCCATGATGTCGTACAATGCGACAGTAAGCTGGCCAGATGAAGACCGCTTTGTATCCACCTGTTTGTTGAAGACATAAGAAATCCTCGGATACTGGCTTTTCCCATTCCATCCCTCCTGCTGATCAGGAGGAAACTCTGTGTTAAAGATGGCCGGCTTATCTGCGTACTTGGACAGAGTTCCGTTCAGAAGGTTGTCCTGAGATAATCTTCTATACAGCAACTGATTCAGATCCATTTTCTACACTCCCCTCATATACGTTCACCGTTTCCATTCCGTCAGAAGAATATCTGATAGTCCACATTCCTTTTTCAATAGCCTCAGCCTGGATTGCGAAATGATTCTGGATATTCTGTGTTTCCGGAAGGAATAAAACTGTGATGGTGTCAGCAGTCACTTCTGTTACTATTCCAGACTGCGCTTTATCCCAGGTTTTATTTTTTGCCGAGATAAGAGATCCTCTTCCGATTTCAGCAAGATTTATAACTTTCTTTGTTTCTTCAGTCAGTAACATTTATCCTCCTAACTCCGAGAACAATGCCAGAATCTCCGGCATTGCAGTTTCTTTGATTTTTTCAACATAAGGACGGGCTGCCATTTTGCTTGTTCCATGTTCCAGGTATCCCGAGTAGTGCATTCCAGATTGGATTCCGAATATGCCATTTCCTCCACCGCCAGAACTGTACATATTCCAGTTCCTTCTCAGGTTTCCGCTCCTTACACCAGGTGGACTTCCAGGAGCTGAAGGACTTGGATTGGCCAATACCGTAAGAGCGGCGTTCCTGAGTTCATTGGCACCCTGCATCATCTTTGCATCAACCTGTCGTTTGGTTTGCTCTACGCGATTCTTTACTTCTTCCTGTACAGCTGCCGCTGCTGCCTCCGGGCTCATTTCAGATCATTCCTTTCTTCAAGATAGGCAATGCCGGCAACCCCAAGGTCTCCGGCATTATCAACAGCAAGAACTAAATATGCTTTTTCCTCGTATGCAAGAATATCTGACTTTTTGAGATCACATCTTCCAGATACCACAAGGGTATGCGTCAGGGAATGCAGTTTCTGGTCCCATAGGTGTTTTGTCAGCTCCCTCTCATTCGAAGTCGCCTGTGCAAGAATTCCATCCACTATAGTTCCCGTATCCTCATATGAGTTCTTTGCATATCCATCTACATTGTCCACATGCATCTTCAATACCCGGAAGCTCTTCCAGAGATTCCCCGGACGAAGGTACATTGCGTTTCCGAACATCATATGTCTTCCCCCTCTGTTTCCTCATGCGACATCATTCCGGCATAAAAATAAGGCGGTGTTATCCGCCCTGTTTCTGGATTTTCTGCCAACGGAAGAATTGCTTCTACCGAAGCTGCACTGGCTTTCAGATCTTTTTTCAGATCCTCATACATTTCTTTCCACAGCTTCGCCCGTTCCCCCATGGATAAGGAGAGCGGGCCTACTTTCGTATCAGGTTCGAATGCAAACTTACGCATAATGCTTTCAAGACATCGGAGTTTTGCCTTTTTCCATTGCCTTGTAGTTGGAATCTTTTCTGGAAGTACCGCATTGTATTCCTCATCGCAGAGCGCACAAGTCTTTTCTTTTCCCTCGACCATTACATCTCCGAGTTCAAAACGCATACGGTCTTTTCCGTATTCAGCAATATTCCCCGGTTCGTACTGATATGTTCCAGGCATCAGGCATCACCTGCGCTTTCCTCCAGTTCTCCAAGGCTCTTCGCCTTAGTTTCAGCTTCTTTCTTTACAGCAGTTCTCGAATCTACTGCATTCAGAAAGATAAGCACTGTATTATCCTCTACAGTGTCTCTAATATGAGCTACAGCATCCTTCTGGTTCATCTGCATAGTTTTTACTGCTTCCTGAAGCTGAGGCTCTGTAACGTCCAAATCGAAGCCCTTATCTCCTTTTACGATTTCGATTTTGAAGAATACTTCTCCGACTGATGCCACGCATTCCTCAAGTGTTTCAACCGGAATACCGTCACGAATCACAGTCAGCACTCCCATTTTTTCAAGAGCTACCGGATCAGCGACTGCTTCGGCCGGGATTTCCTCTCCGATGAAGTATCGTTTTCCGCTCAGAGTGCATGGTTTATTTGCAACAAGCTTCATATGGCACCTCCTTAGACTGCAGATTTGTAGAATCTCGCCAGATCATCGGATGTCTTATGCATATCTGTTGCCATAAGTCCTTCCACGTATTCTGTATGTGTTCCATTCTCGCCAAGATAGTTCAGAATCGGAAGCATCTGTCCATTTCCAAGCATATCCCATGTAAAAATGTAGCCGGCAGACGGTTCATCAATGCTCGGTGCGTTTGTGGCATAGGCAAGAAGGAATGCATCCGGATCTCCGATGTACTGCATGTTTTCATCTTCTCCCATGCCGGCATTGTTCATGATGGATTTAAGCACCACGATCTTTTCTACTCCAAACAACTGCGCAAGCACATTCTCTGTTACAGATGCCGGATTTGCGGTGCTTCCACCGTATTTAACCCTTTCGAGGATGCCCGGATGTACTTTCAGAGCATTAAATACATTAATACCAAGACCAAGGCGGTTCGGCATGCGTCCTGTCTGCTGATTCATGCTTGTCTTCTCGCTATCGATAAATGCAATAGGATCAGAGTTTGCATTGCTGAATTTAATGAACTGGTTTGTGCTCGGAGAGGTATTGTCTACTCCTTCAAGTTCATTCTTCCATGCGCCGGCTTTGAAGTAGCTTTCCGCAAACAGACGATCCTGATGGATATTTGCCTGTTCTGCAATGGTTTTTACTCTCTGCTGTTTCGGCTGCATTGTGGTTGGTCCCTGTCTTCTGCTGAGATCGGTCTGGCGAATCTGATCAATTCCCATGATCATCTGGTCTACCTGGCATACATAAGGTTTCATGCTCTCGCCTACTACTGTAGGATCAACTTTTCCATAAGCAGGTTTTCTGCTCCAGTTATCTCTCAGAAGATCTTCCTTGCTGAACTCATAGTAGTTGTCAGAAGAAAGACTTACCGGACAGGTTGGGAAAAGAGCCTTTGCGAAGTAGTTAGCTGCATTCTGGTAATATGCCAGAGCCATGTTTGTAAGTGCTGTGTGAGGTCTGAATACGCCTTTTGCGATTTCAAACTGGATTCCTGCTGCTGTGTTTCTCATCAATATTATCCTCCTTTATCAAGATTATGCTTTTGCCTTCTGGTATTTAGAAAGCTGCAGTCTGCTGTAGCCTCCAGCAGATACATTGTTAAGAGCTACCCCGATTACGTAATCACCAGCTGCCGCAACTGCCGCTTTTCCTCCGGTGGTCGCAGTAACCTCCTGCCCTTTCTTGATCTCAGCGGAAGCAATGACGAATCCGATGTCCTTAATCAGGATATCAACGTCTTCACCCTTCTTAACATTTCCAGCTTCTACACCGGAAATGTCATTATATCCACCTTCGATAATAGAAACGCCAAGCAGAGGTGCTGTGCCATCGGCAGCGACAACCACATTACCATCAGTATCGTATTTCAGAATAAGGTTACGGATGTCAGCAACATCTGCTCCTGCCTTTTCGGAAATAGTTGGTGACTGGTTGATCTGTGTTCCATTAAAATTTTTACCCATTATCATTCGCCTCCTTCTTAGTATCCGGCTTCGTTTTCATACTCAGCTACAAGCTCCGGATGTGCTTCCCAGGCTTTTGCCAGTGCCATGTTATATGGCATGGAAGGATCTTTTTCAATCAATCCCTTTGCAATCGTATCGATTTTTCCTTCTGCTGCAGACTTCTTGACTGCTGCAGTTCCGCCAGAGAATGATTTTCCGATTTCTCCAAATACGCCAGAGTTGTTGACCATTGCCACATTTCTGTCGAGAACGCCGATCATATCATTGTAGGCAGTTCCACCTGCACTTTTCAGCGTTTTCAAGGTCTTAGCCAGTTCTTCTGGCTTCTCTCCAAGAATTTCGTACTTCTTAGCAACTGCATAAAGTTCTCTGTCTTCCGTTTCCTCCGCTCTTTTCTCGAGAGCTTCCAGTTTTTCTCTTACAAGAGGATGCAGTCCTTTGTAAATATCATCGTCTGTATTCTGTTCTGGCGGTGCAAAAGATTTCTTTGTATCTGTTTTCTTTTCAGCTCCATCATCATCGAGAACGTCTGGGTTTTCCTCTTTTTCGCTTTTCTGCGGTGCTTTCTTCTCGATAGACGGCTCCTCGTTTGTCTCTACGGCAAACTTTTTGATAAGTTCATCATATGTCGCTCTTTCCTCAGCAGACATTTTTGACTTGTCGATTTTAATCATGTCTTCCAATTCTCCTTTCGTTTCTACGGATTTCTGAATGATTTCCTCCAGATTGCTATGCGCTTTCATCACCATAGGAAGATCTGTTTCATCAGGTGCATCCAGATTTTTTTTGATTTTTGCAGATGTTCCCCCAGCCCATCCGGGAATGTATTCCTTCATAGCTGTAGCGAACTGTTCAATGCTTGTATCCATTGCACTCTGCTTCCCGCTGCTGTCCAGTTCTGTGTCGCACAGGATTGAATTAAGTGAATTCTGCAGGGCGTAACATACAGACCAGATTTCATCCCGGATTGCGTCCATGCTCACAGCGTTGATCTGTTCATCAAATGTCGTGGCTGATTTCTGCACCTCTCCGCTGATCCAGTTCAGGAATCGTTTAAATAGTCCGATTTCCGGGTCTGATGTTTCCTCTGCTTTATTCTTGCCTTTCAGCAGTTTGATATCAGCTCTCTGATTTGCGCCTTCATCAACGAAATCTACTTTACCTACTTCCAGGCCTTTCAGTTTTGTTGCCACAATGCTTCCTCCTTTCGCTTTTATTTATCAAAAAAGCGCCCTTTTGGACGCCTATTGATCACATTTATTTAATTCCATGCCACGCTGTCTGAAGCAGAAATCCTAAAAGATACCAGATCTTATCCTTTATCTTCTTCATGCAGATTTCTTCTCCGAGCTTCTGGTCATAATTCCGAGCATCTACGCATGCAGATGTTTCAATGATCTCAAAACCATTTCGAAGCACGCAACGAACCATTGTTGTCTTATAGCCTACGGTACTGGTTTCGATATAGCTGATAAAGTCATTCACCATGTGTTCTCCTATTGATACGCCAGATATCAGTTTCGGATTCTCCTGAACCTGCATATAAGACTTCTCGAACACATCTTTCGGAGACCAGCTGATGTATCCATCCGGATATTTAACTACATATCCCGGATTGCCATCATCTGAACCTCCAAATCTTTTTCTTGCTTCTTCAATGGTATCGCAGGCACCTGTTTTTAATGCCTGTGCTTCTGCAAGAGTTGCTTTTTCTGCCTCAATAAGTTTTGTTCCAATATACTTATTCATTGTTTACTTTTACCCTTTCTGCTTCCCCTTCAATGGAGAACATACTGTAAGTTCCATCTTTTACCTTCTCCCAAACATCCGCATCTGTCAATTGAAAGCCTATCCACCATCCAACAGGGAGCGTGCCTTCCGGGATTCCCATTGCCGCCATCTTCTCTTCCGTAAATACAACACTCTCGATCAGATAAGCAACCCCACCTCTTTCGTGCATCTCTCCACCTTCCCGGTAGAGATCAACGAACTTGTAAGCGGCGCTTTCAAGTTCATCAGGCTCTATGATGTCGCCCTGCCAGTCTTCCAGAGTTTCTCCATTCTCAGTAATAGCAACACTGGCCCAGCCGAATGCCTGCATTTTTTCATTATTTATCTTCTTTACCTGGAACTTTCTTTTTGTTACCTCCGGCTTGTTGTCCGGTTCGTCCCTTATTTTCATTATTTCATTGAATGTTTTCATTTTTCACCCTCACATACTTCACCGCACATTTACAGCGCGGGTGTAATGGTGGAATAGACGTTGTAATCTCTCTCCTTCCGGATACCGTTTTAAATTCATCATCCATTCCTATCTTAGTGCCTTCAAGAGCTGCACATGATGCGCACACATGGCCGTTCAAAGCTGTTGACCACTCTTTTTCCATCTCCGGAAGGTTCCCTGCAGTTACCGCTTCCCTCACAAAAGCATCTGCGCCATGGTTATAGGCTTGTGCTATTTCCGATCTGGCTATAGTCTCTGCCCTATACCGCTGCTGTCTTTCTGCATATTTTGAAGCAGCCTCCCTCGCTTTCCGCTCAATTGACTCAGGTTTCATTCTTGGATGATCTGTTGTCAGCCTTTCCTTGATGGAGTTGTAATATTTGAGATTCGCCGCAGCCTGTCTCTCTGTCAGTCCTATTGTTGGCCGGATATATCTTGCCGTTTCAGCACTGCTCATATTAAGAGATTCAGCTTCAGCGATCAGATACCGAATTGCGCTCACCTGCTCATTACAACAATTTGTTATCAAATCTCCCGTATGATCAACAATCCAGCTTCGAACCCAGCTCTCAGAGCTTATTACATCTTCTGCTCCACAAAAGAGAGAATTGTTTTTCCACCCTTCAAGAAACGCCTGTTCCCATACAGGTGTCATTTTTTCTGACAGCATCTTCGAATAATCCTGGAACCATATATCAAAAAGGCTTTCCGGATCTGTTTCTCTTATTACGAGTTCTCGCAGTTCTCTGTACAGCATGACTGCTGCCTGATCCTGCCAGAATCGAACAAGCCATCTTACTGGTCCATCAATATTTCCCTCGAGATAGGCGTCAAGTGCATCCAGTACTCTCTGTGATTCTTCGCTTTTTTTAACAGCCCTTGATCGTGGCCGTATTTTTCGCATCATCAAATCACCTGCCTAACCTTTTCTTGGCTTCCTCAGCATCTTGATTCTCTTCTGGATCCACCTCTGGTCCATCAGGTTCGTTTGCTGTCTTCTCTGGTGCTCTGCGCTGTGCTTCTCGCCGTTCATCTTTCTCTCTGGAATCTGGAACTTCCGTTCTTTCCGGCAGGTTTGCTGCCTCCCTGACATAATCTTCCAGTTCTTCATCAGGTATCAAGATTCCCGTGCCGACCATATCCTTCAGGAATGTTGACAGTTTCGTGATATCCCGTTTGTCCACATCTCCATGGGCGAGTGTAGGATAGTCCTCAATCCCATCGAAATGGGAACCATTGATGTCTATCAACGAAGGAATGCCCTGGTTATTGAACGTCTCGCAAATAACATCTAAAAAAGCTCCGAGCGCAACAGAAAACAGTTCTGTCTTGTCCGAGCTTAGTGCGAAGCTTCCAGTCTTTTCATGCCCAAGCATAATAAAATCTGCAAGGACTGTCTGGGCGATCTTCGTATCGTATCTGTTTATGATTGCATTGGTGTCAAATTGTCTTGTACCTCCGGTGCTCAGAAGTTCCGCTTCGTATCCATACGGAAGAACAAGCCCTTCGGATTCATTTCTGCGAAGGTTCTTTACCATGGTAATAAGTGCTGCATTAATTTTAACCATGTCAGGATCTTGACTATCCCATATTTCTAACCTTTCAGGAGCATGAATAACTGGCAGACCTGCAAGATCTCGCTCAATTCCGATAGCTTCAATTTCCTGGATTCTCCGTTTAAAATACCAGGAGCGATATGCGTTTCTTAAAATACTCCGGCCTTCCGGATTGTCTTTTACGCTCTCCGTTCGGAATAGCATTGCTTTACTCATCGGTATAGTAAACAGTCCATAATCCGGAGGCGGTTGCTGTGTCATTCCAATCAGATTGTCACTATCATCATATTCCCAGCGATACAAGGTATCCTGTGCTCTCGGAGGAAGTTTCTGCCAGCCTATCAATCCATCAGAGTATTTGCTTGATGATCTTCGGTTCTTTGTTTTACCCATTCGGCGCTTATATACAATCTCATGGAAACTCCAACCGTAAGGTAGGAATGACAGGATTTCCGAAATGGTATCTGTCCATGTGGCCTGCATGTCGCCCATACAGCTTTCAACAAACTCTGCAGCTTCTTTGTCTTTGGCACTGTCACCTCCCGGCTCTACATGCCACTCAACCTGCCGGATCATCATCTTAATTGCAAAAAGAATGGCTCCAACGGTATCGTCATTCTCTTTCATTTCTTTAAATACCTTTATCCCACGCATTCCAGACAGTTCCGGAAGAAATTCCTCATAAAACTGTCCTTCCCATCGTTTCTGTCCAATCCGTCCATACTCTTTCATCTTCATCACCCCTCTTTCCGGCTATATCAGCCCCAGTAATTGTCTTTGGTCAGCTCCTGTAATTCTTTGACTCCAGGTGCTGTGCCTGTGTGTTTCTTGATCTTTCCGAGATACAATGCCAAAGCAAGAGCATCTGCTCGGTCGGGGGAATCCAGCCCCCTTTTCTTCATTTCTTTTTTTGATTCGATTTCAAGCTTTCCGTTACTCGTCATTGTATATTTTCTGGAGGAAAGCTGGCCGATCGTCTGCTCATCGTCTTCAATTACAATTTGCTTGTTATCCAGAAGATCTCGCATGCTGGCCCACATGGCGGTGGTCAGGTTATTGTACTTTTCAGCTGCATCTTTACCTGCTGCCGTATCGGTCTCAATCTTTTCTGCTGCATTTATCGGAATAATCTGCATCTTATACAGCTTCTGCTCTTTCCGGACTTCCTTTAGGCGGTCGGTAACACCTCCACCAAGACCGGTGTCATCAATCTGTACATACACCTTGCCTTCATACTTTGAATACTCCCTGTATATCTTTTTGAATTCCTTTACGATGTCACCTACAGTGGCCATCAGGTTCTGTCCTCGCCTGTTTCGGACTATTTTGCAATGACCATGATAATTACGATATATGATCGTTTCATCATCTCCGAAACGGGCCACATCTACCCCCAGTGATACAAACTGCATCCCAGCTGAATCATCAAGTTCTAGCAATTTACTGCTGCACTGCTCGATCAGGCTTAACGGAATAAATACATCATCTTCCTGATTCGGAAATTCTCCACGGACACGGACACGGACTACGTTTGAATCCCATCCATACTTCCTTATGAGTGAATCAATATTTTCTTTGTTTGTTCTACTGCTGTCTGCAGATGATACAGTGTGGCATTTATACAGTGCCCTGTCTCTGGTATGCGAATCATAGAATGTTCCAGATGTTCGTGTTGGGTTTCCACACAGAAGAAGTTTATTATTTGATCCGGATAAGGTACCAAGGATAGCCTCCATGATCGGATCCGCAACACCGGAAGCTTCATCAACGATAAAAAGCATATTATCTTCATGGAAGCCTTGCATATTCTCTGGCTTTGTAGCAGTCCTAGCAACACCAAACCAACGCTTTTCATTGCCAACCATATAAACATAGGTCTTTGTCCATTTCAGAAGCATAGAGAGCAACTCAGACTTGCTCATCCACTTAGAAATCTCAGACCAGAGGACATCGTGCAACTGCTGTTTGGTTGGTGCTGTCGCAACGATTCTTGGATATGGGAAACAGGTTATGAACCAAAGAAATACTGCTGCCTCAAGACCAGTCTTTCCTACACCCTGTCCAGATTTAATACTGACCTTCGGGTTTGCCGCCAAATCTCTTGCAGCTTCTGCCTGCCATTCATCAGGTTCAAAGTTGAGCACCTCCCGGAAGAACATAACCGGATCATTTCGCCACAGCGGTATGCTTTCATCAAGGAATTCAGAGAACTGAATATCATCCATCTTTGTTCTCTCCTTCCCTTGCTTTTACCACAGCTTCGGCCCATGCACGAACAACCTCATTGCCCTTGCTTTCTCCGGCTATCTTCTGCTTTTCAAGTCTCAGCTTCGCAAGTGCTTCAATAGCCTTTGTCTTCTTTGACTGTACAGTTGACAGCTCTTTTTCAAGTCTGGCAATCATATTGTCCTTGTTTTCCATTGTGGTTTGCATGTTATACATATCTCCCGGCAGACGTTCTTCAGCAGATATTTTCTTCTCTATGCGTTCTTCGTAGAGCTGCTTATCCTCTTCTGTTTTGAATGTCCTTTTGCTTTCGCTTCGGTTGAATCCATACAGGGATACTTCACCTTTCATGTTCCGGTATTTATTGATTGCAATCATGATCCTTCTTTCCCTCACGGCAAAGAGCTGAATCTGTTCGATCAGAAGCATTTCTTCATCCATCGGGATATCTTCGATCATATCTTTTTCAGACTCATCAAGGACGTCCCAATATACAGAGGAATATGATCCGTGTTTCTCTGCAATCTTATCTCCCGGTTTCAGTGGACCTCCCTTATTTCCAACTGCATTTCTGTTTCCAGGCTGTCCACCTTTATGGCGAGCGTTCGCTTTTTTCTTTTGCGAACGTTCGTTTTTCTTTCCTTTTGTCTTTCCGTCCCAATTCTGTGTTGATTTCCACCGCCGAACTGTGCTGGCCGGGACGTCCAACTTCTTGGCAATGTCAACAAGTTTCATCCCGTTCTTATACATTTCCTCAGCTTCAATGCTGTTGGGACTTCTTGCCCTTGCCAATGGACACCCCTCCCCTCCATCATCTTATTTCGGCATATGCAAAAGGGAGAGGTTGCACTCCCTCTCCCCGCTTTCTGTTCTATATGTCGTAGAACAATATTAAATTTTTGTAATAAATTCAGCTTTTGAATAGCCCGTCACCCCTTTTGTCATCATCTTCAAGAAGTCTTCTTTTGAAAAATCTGACAATCGGAAGATCTCCTCCGGTCTCATTCCAAGCTGTTTTCCGATTTCTTCAACTGTTTTGCCTTCGTCCATGAGTTCTTTAACGATTTTCTTCATAGGTTCTAGCAAATGGGTACCTCTTGCCCTATTATGGGTAACGGTACCGTAAATATTTTTCGCTTTATCTTTATGATCAACAATCACTACAAGCACTTTTCCCTCAAGACGTTCGTATAATGTCCTGCGATCATCTTCTTCCGAAGGAGGAACGTACTTCCAGTCAGGTCCTGCAACCGTCCATCTGTGGAATCCATCAATAATAGTACCGTCTGGTCTTACCACAATTGGCAGCGTCCATCCGTTTGTAAAGATAGACTGTGTGAGCAGTTCCAGATTTTGTCTCGAAACTTTGTTCGGGTTGTAATCATTTGGTTTGATCTTATTCCTATCTACCCAATGCATGGTCCTAGATGGTGCTGACAGCTTATTGTCCATGGTGTTCTCCTTTCTTCGCATCGTTGATATAACGTCCATATACTCTCTGGTACAGTGCCCGGAATGCCCTCATTTTGGGATCTCCGGATATCAGTCCTTCGTATATGTGCTTGCAATCGGCCGATGTAGCTATTGCTGATACCGCCATAAAGAAATTACGGTATCGTTCTGCCACATGCCTTTTATGCGGAGTGTCGAAAAAAACGTCCATGTGATTAAAAAGATGTATCAGCTCCTGCCGATAATCTCTCTGCTCCTGTCCCTCTTCCGACTCTTTCCTTTTTCTGGAACTTCTGCCGAACATCTCGCTGTCCCAATACAGGGCAGCCAGATAAGCGTTCGGCTCTCTTCTGATGATCCGTTCCATAAGATCTGGATAATACTCATTCATCTTCACAAGGCTTCTTGCTGTATCAACAGAAAAGAACTGGGATACTCGCATCTGCCTTTTACTGGATCCTGACTGCCAGAGGAACAAATATATCTCCGGGATATCTACATGATTTCTCAGAAGGAAGAGCCAGACATCATTGTCCGTCCAATCATAAATGGGAAATACCTGCTTCTTTGCAGTCATTTTGTTTCCTGCTTTTGTCATAGACGCAATATTCTGAAGCCTCTGTACAGATTCCGCTGTACGGATACCGACCATTGTAATTCCTGATACGGTTGTCCTTGGCAGGAAATCCTGATAAGCATCAATCCTTGGACGTAACAGTTTATGGTTCCTTATCGCAAAGGAAGGCGGCTGTCTTACCCATACGTCTTGTTTTGCGGAATCCCAGCAGATAAATGTTTCATCATTTGACAGTTCATTGAAGCAGTTAAAATGTTTTACTTCTACGCAATACCATTCAAACTTTGCTCCCATCATCATAAAGATGCGCCGCCACTTCTTTGTCATATCCTCCATGCAAGGAAAGATTGCTTCTTCATCTATAAACTGCACTGTAAGTTGTTTCATGTCAATCTCACCTCGATTGGCCAGATTGACCATCAGCTGCGCCACGCATAAGCTGTCCTTTCCCCCACTGAAAGAAAAGAACACTGGTAGCCCGTTTCCGAACACGTTTTTTATCCGGATCTCTGCAGCTTTCACAACATCGATATTGGCTTCACAACGTTTTACAGCCATATCTTTTCACCGCAGTTCGGGCAGATAACAAACTTCCGGGTTTCTGTTATTTCCGGTTCTGTTTCAGTGGTATTCTGCCTTTCCGACGATTGGTTGTCTGAAGTGTTCGGATTTTCCGAACTGTTCTCTGAATTATTGTCAGATATTTCCGCTGCTGCCGCTTTCTGCTCCCGTTTCTCATTGGCTTCCTTTATCTTCTGGATCTCTGATTCGTCCAATGTTCCATATTCAGAGATTTTCTCAGTTACTTCGTCTGCATCCGCGACCATCTGCTGTAATATTTCTTCATCGTATCCCGGAATGTCCAGATCGCCCTGCAATTCCTCAAGAAACTCATTCAGTGTATCCAGATTATCAATTCCAAGAGCATAAGTCTTATTGTCGGCTATCATAAGCTTCTTTTTATCATTTTCAGAAAGTTCCGTTTTTACATATACGGATGCCTCCTGATAACCAAGGCTCACCATAGCCTCATATAAGCCGTTCCCGATCAGAATCACATTATTTTCATCCACAACAAGGGCTCTGGTCTGTCCAAACTTCTCAAGGGAGCGTTTCAGTTCCCTGATCTGCTGTTCAGAATGAATTCTGACATTTTTCTCTGGATGTTTAAGATCATCCAGTCTCTTTTTAATAACCTTCATTTTGTCCTCCATTTCTGAAGGGCAATGGCTTCCGGCTGCAACCGGCTATTTGATAGCTTTTAAAAATTCTCTGGCTCCATCGAAATGCTGTGCCGCATTTTCAACTATGGTCTTATCAATGTCGTAAACTTCTTTCCAACCCTGCTGTTCTGTCTCCATGTACTGTCTGGCAGGCCATGGATGTGTACCGCATAAATATCCCTTCTCCCAGTCATATATAGGCGGAAGCTTCACATCATAATAGTGAATGTATGCAAGGATATCTTCGTGCCTCCACTCTGCAAGAGGGCTGTATCTGGTGATTCCGGCTGAATTAGTGTAGATATTATCTTTTCCAACATAATTGCCGTCTGCCTTTCTGCGTCCGAGCAGGAGTATTTCCAGCTGATGTTCTTTATAATATCGTGCCTGTCCCCTGTGCTGTACGATATGGAACCACTGCGCTGCCTTATTGCTTTTATCCGGAAATAACATATCCGGATGCTTTTTCAGCCATTCCATGTCCTGTCCGGTATTGATAATCTCAAGGCCAGAAGGTTTATTCTGCTCTATCCATGCAATAAATGCCGGATATTCCAGATTGCACCTTACAAGGACGCTCTGATCAATGCCGGCTTTCTCGCATATCTCTCCAAGTACCAGGGAGTCTTTTCCCGCACTCCATGCATAGGCTGCCTTTTTCCCTTTGCATTTCTCTTTGATGTCTTTCACTGTCTTTTTCACAAGGGAATCCAGTTCTTTCTTTGACACCGTCTCTTCAATGTGATCAAGCGCATTCTTCCAATCTTCATTATTTCGAACGGATTGTTTTCTACCGAGCATAGCGTCTCTCCTTTCCGGAAGCAGCCAATGCGATAATTCCGCTCAACAGGACTGTCAGCAAACTTCCCAGTGTTTTATATGGTCCACTATTCAAAACGCTGCCGTAGGCGAATACAGGAAGCCCTACAGCCAGTGCAGTAACCACACCTGCGATAATCCCTTTTGCATTCAGCCTTACCCCTTTCAGTGTCATGACTGTTGGAAGTAATGTTGACGCCCTCAGTGTGCCATAAAACAAAAACAGATGTGTCACTGTAATTCCCGGGATATTTGCAATCAGAATGCCAGCGATCAGAAGCACTACCATTGCAGATCTGGTCTTCCTGATGTCTTTTCCTCCTGCAATATCTGTCGTAAGCGAAGATACTGCGCACAGGTTGCTATCCACTGTAGACAGCAAACCGGAAACAATCATGAAAAGGAACGGCAATACTGCCCAGGACGGGAAAAAGTGGCGGATCAATTCAAAATTGATGATTCCAAGGTTCTGTGCCTGATATCCTGCACCGGCTCCCATAAATCCAAGAATTCCCATTGACAGTGGAACCACCGCAAAAAGAACTGCTCCAAAAAGAAACGCTCTTCCCAGCTTCTCTTTTTTTACTGCAAATGCCCTCTGCCAGAAGCTCTGATCTCCAAACGGCCCGGATAAAAGTCCTATCGTTGTCGGAAGCCCAAAGGCTAAGAAAATCTCTACTCCTTTTCCAGAAAAGAGCGTTGTACAGTCTCCTGATATGCCACTCAGGCCCTGTATAATGCCCTGTGTTCCTGTATTTCTTACTCCGAATATTACAAATAGGCTACATGCAACAAGCATGAATACCATTTGAATAGCATCTGTAAGCATAGATGCTTTAATTCCAGAGAACAGAGAATAGGAAATTGCTATACAAGCGAGCAAAATAGTCATGGTTTTGAACGAAATTCCTGTTACTGCACTAAGAATCTGGCTTCCCGCAAGAAGCTGAACTCCTGTTGACAGAACAGACAGTCCGATCAGCTGAAACAGGTAAACCCTTTTCACTCCATCGGATTGGTATTTTTCTTTCATGTAACCAGACAGTGTCATTCCCTCTGGCATTTCCTTCCGGATTTTCTTTGCAAAGGGAATGAATATCACCAGACAAAGGGCATTCGGAACCAGAAACCAGAACAGGCCAACCCAGCCGGTAGAATATGCTTTCTCAGTTGATACAAATAATGCCGGAGCCCAGATCCACGTTGCCGCAATGCTGAGAGCCGACATCAGCCAGTTTTCAGAACGGCTTCCAACACAGAAGCGTTCCACATTTTTTTCTTTCTTTGTCAGAATCACTGTTGCCAGGATCATAATAACTGCATATACAAATAATATTGTTACTCCATTCATGCGTAATCTCCTCTAAAATATTTTAAAGGAGCATTCCCATCTTTCTATCCTTTCCTCCCTCCCAAGATTGCATTAAAAAAGCCACTGGTTTTTCCCCAGTGGCTCATGGCTTTTGATTAAAATTTTACCCGCATATCATACACCATTTTCGTTATTAAGTCAATGTTAAGTTAACAGATTCCGTTATTCTGATTTTATTAAAAAAACTTCAGACCGTCAATTCCGAAAAACAGCGAAGATAAGCGCTCTTTCGCAATTTTGATATCTTCATATACAGTGACCTTGCTGACCGAAAATTTTTTTGAAATTTCTGCAATTGTCATTGGCGTCTTTGATATGTAAAGGGCTTTAATAATCTTATAGCGTCTCTTATCTTTTTCCGATAATTTGCTACAATAGATACGGTATACATCAAGCATTTTGTCAATATGCTGCACCATGATAGCGGTTCTTTTGGCCGAAGTTTTGATGCTCTCCACTATGACCTTATCATCTTTCATGGTCATGATGTCTTCCAGCACCTCTGTAACCTCCCCTTCCTTGGACTTGTAGACGGCATTTTCGTAGCTCGCCTTTAAAGTTCTGTAATTTCTAAGGAGTAAATCAGTATTATGCAAACGACGATCAATCTTCTCCTTCTCGCTTTTTCTCTGCCCTACCATCATTGCATCAGACGCAACCTGTGCGCCGGCAAGGGCAGCCTGCTGAATCATTGCATCAATTTCCTCTTTTGTCAGTGCTACGAATTGTACTTTTTTCTCTGTGTCCATGCCATACCTCACAAATATTTCTTTCCTGTTTCCGGATCCTCAAATCGAATTCTGTCGCAAAGTTTAAAATTAAATCCTTTTGCCAGACGTTTCACCATCTTTACGAACATATCTGCCTCGTTGTCTCTCCGCGTCCAGTCAGATCTGAAAACCTGTGTCTGCGGTTTTGATGCAGAACAAATCGCATCATGAGCAGTCTTATCCTTACACCCGCTGGCATTATAAAGTGTTCTGTCCATGCTGTCCCTCCCTCGACCTTTTTAAAAATCCACTTTTATATCCTTCCCATTGCTGATCGGTCATTTCCGGTCCCAACAAATCCCTCACAGTGTCAAGTGCCTGCTTTGTTCCACAGTCAGGACATATTTCTGTTTTCCTATCCTTTCTCGACACTGCCGGTCTGGTGCCGTACTGCTGCCCGCATTCAGGGCATATCTTTCTTATCGCCATTGTCCCCACCTCCCATATCCAAAAAATCCTCAATGTTCATCTGCCCAGGTACTCTGTAGTTTTCCCAGTCAACAGGGCTCCGGTAATAATGTGCAGTTAGGCTATTCCAGCATTCCGGACCATATCCCCTTTTGATGCTTTCCGGATCCGTCAGTTTCTTTCCACACTTCTGGCATTTACTGTACATATGGGCTTCCTTTCTTTACTCGTCTGTATATGTTTCATACTCTAATCGAGATATTGGAATTACCTTTTCTTCCGGCACATTGCACATATCCGCAATGCTCTTTTTCTGCATGCTTACATATTCTTCAAGATCGATGTTTTTTGTATCAATATCGACATTCAGCTGCATATAGCCATCATCAAAGTCATACAGCTCCGCATCTAAAATTTTATAATATGTGCTAATACTACATTTCATTGCTTTTCCTCCTGCTTTTCCTCCTGCTTTTCTTCTTCTATTTTTCCGCACATCAGTTCTATAAGCCATTGTTCCTGTTTCATCAAATACTCATACTTCCACTGAAGCAACGCCTGATCCAGAGCATGATCTGCTATATGAAGCTGCATTTTCACAGAAGATATCCTCATTCTTGTTTCATCGATCTGTTTCTGAATCCTCGCACAAAGCTCTCCGTACTTGGATTCTTCACTTTCTTTTCTCACTCTTTGTACTGCTACCGCGCACCATAATGTAAAAAACACTCCTACTGTAGCAGCTCCTGCAATATAAAATAATACATTTCTCATTTATTCACCTTCTCTCTTTACCAATTCATCAATTTCATGTCCTATCGGTTTCCATAAATGCAGCCAGCCTTCAGCTCCATTTAAATTTGCATATTGATACTTCTTTATGCTAAACTTGTGCTCTACTTCTTCATCTCCAAAGAAAATATCCTTTAATGCACGCATATCGTTCCCTGTTGGAAGAAGGTATTTATTTTGTGAACCAGGATCTTGCGGGGAGGCTGCTACGTGTTCATAACCATTCACACGTTCCCATATCACTCTACAGATTCCACAGTCCGGAAGTCCAATCTCTGCTTCATGCGCCGGAAACATTGTTTTGTGATTCCAAATGCAACGATTTTCCAATATTTTTTCTAAGCTTTTCAAATTACTCGCCTCCCACTATTTTTTCAAGACACTCATTCCATCCATCTTCGTATCCAATTTCATACCCCGTTGCAGTTTTCGAAGCTATATGGCGTTCCGGAAGTGGTATCAACGGGCACCAACCCGGCCTACAGCGAGCATCTTTATTCATCCTATTTGTGAGACCACACGCATAACCATAAACTGTATACCCTTTCTGGCAGAAACATTCTCCACAAGAATCTGGTGTGTCAAACATTATTATTGATTTATCCATCTTCTTCCTCACTGAATTTGAATTCGACATTTTCACTGCTATCAACACCAAACTGTCTGCATTTTGCCCTCGTTGATGTTCCTCCAGAATGTGATGTACGAAACAAAAACAGTTCCTGGACAATATGGAAATACGACATGTTATAGCAGAACCTTTCTTCTTCACTCAGCTCTTCTATTGCATTTTCTCCATGTACCCATCTGTACCATTCTTCGAAACATCCGACCAACTCCTGCATGAGAGAAATACAGTAATGTAGAATGTACTTTTCTTCATGGCTTTCAAGCTCTTTGTCTTTGCAATCCCATTTTGTTTCCCGTAATATCTTCCATAATTTTTCTACTTCCGGGGATCTCCACGCAACCATGCAATATGTATGTGCGTCTTCTGAGTAATGATAATAATTTCTCTTAAGATGTTCCCTGGCTTCTTTCTCTGTAAGAAACATCGTGTTTGGGTACATAAATGGTCTGATTGAAATACCAATTATCATGGTATCATCATGTCCATTGTCGGCAAGAAATTCATTCACTTCCTGCGTTGACAAATCATCATACTCTTCTTCTCCATCTTCCGTGTACGTCAGTTTAAAATCCCATGTATACCCTGTTTCAATTTTGCAGCCTCTATCGATATTGCAGTCTGGCAAGATGTTATCATTGAGATACTTCACCGTTTCTTCCGTTGTGCTTGTAACTGTGCTTCCATCTACTTGCAAGCACAGCTCGTCCGGATCCTCATTATTGATCACTCTCTCGCTACCTTTAATAACCCAGAAGCGAGGATCCGCTGTTCCTGTTGTATCCTGAGTATTCATTTCAAGCTGCAATTTCTTCAGAAATTCTATATCTTCCTGAGAAATATCTCTTTTCTCCGTTGTATCTTCATGATACTGCAATGTTTTATGGAATATTGCCATCTTAATTCCTCCTCTCAACGCCCGCTCCGCAGCATGCAGAATAGTAATTCTGTCATAGACTTCGTTCTTATCCCCTGTCTGCAAGGCAATACAATTTCCAACTTCCAGTTTCTATCCTCGCTTAATGGTGTAGGATCATTGAATTCTTCCGTTGCTTCTCCCCAAAACGGAATAGCAACCATAATGCCATAATAAGTTGATGAATCCGGGTGCTTTTCACTCATGTAATTAGCAAATTTGCCGCTCCGGAAATCTGGCAGAATGTCTTTGTAACATGCCATCGTAGTTACAATGTAATTCTTTTCCCCGAAGAAATTCAAACCATTACCGCTATAAACATCCTCTTTGCAGCTCTTGATTTCATAGCAGGTGAATATGCCTTTTTCTATTCCTGACACAGAGCATTGATTCGCCGGAGAAAATTCCATGTAGTCCACCCGCCTTGCCTTCGGTGTCCATGGATCAATACTAACCTCGCTGGCCCAGTGCGAGCCAGCCCCTCCGAGGCGAGTATCTGTAAGTAATTTTCCGAGGAATTTGGTTGTTTCAGTTCTTGTCATTTTCTACCTCATATTGGGTTTTTTTACCTTAATTGTTTCTTGCAATTCAGGTTTTGTGGTGTTGTTTTCTGCCCACATGCGAAGTTCTTTTGCCCCTGGATTGTTCTTTTCGATACCATCTGCCAAGTTGCGCAGGACCATAGAAATAATTCCGGCGTCTGCTGTTGCATATGGCGTAAGAGCTTTAATGATATTTTTACTGTAATAGTTCAAGCCTTCACTAAGCATTTCTGCCCCTTCTTTGTTTTTTCCTTCTTGGACCATTTTTCTAGCTCTAAGGACATAACTCTGCATGCGTTTCTCCTTAATCTTCCTCATTTCTTTACCACCTTTATCTTTTTTCTCAAACGTTCAGCATGTTCATTTGTTACGATATAATTTTCGCACTGCTTGCATCTCATATCTTTATTTTTTAAGTCCCCATCATAGTATCGACATTCCTCGCAAACATAGCAAAATATCTTTGCTTCTCCCGCCATTTGGTCTGAACTATACAAATTGTTCGCACAATGGTCGCAAAGACAGCCGGCACAAGGAAAAGCGTAATCATCCCGGCTCATAAATTTCTTTCAAGCATTTTTATGCTTTTAAAATAGAAAATCCATTTGTCCGGTTCTGGCATCTGTTTCGGAAAATCCTTCCAGTATTCGTATGCTTTTGACAGTAGACAATCAATGGCATGATTTTCTATATCATTCTCTGTCTTTAGCCACGCACAGTGTTCTCTGCAGTAATCTTTAACTGTCTTCAACAATTCCGATTTTCCGGCAATTTCAATAAACTCTTTCATCAATGGATAGTAGTTAATATCTTCGATACTCCCAAATTGCGTTTTCTTGAAGCTTATTCCCCGGTATTGCTTGCGACCGCTTTGATCTTTTCCGATAAATTCAGATCTAAAATTATTACTTGCGGGCTTAAAATCTTCAACCTTACATACAAGACCACATGCTTTATACATTTTTGTCCTCCTTGTACGGTTCTGGCATTTCTTTCCACGCTATGACTTCTGCATTCAGAATCCGAATTTCCAGTTTCCACCTTCCATCTACTGTGTGAGCAACATTAGTGCGGCATTCTCCATTATCATATTTGACGGTAACAATCACATTTCGGGAAACCTTCTCAAACATTCCCTTTTTCCATTTGCTCGTTCCTTTGAACTTCGCAAACATAGAATCTCTTTCCTCCGGTAATCTTTCTCTGACCGGAATCCAATCATTTATCGTCGGCTCTCTCGCAATAAATGTCAGCAATTCGCCTATTGGTACCAAATCAACACTTTTCCCATTTTGCTTTTTTATTACTTCTTCAAGATGGTTTACCAGAGCATCTGCATCAATTAGCCTCATCTTTTACCTCCAGTTTTCTCAAATCGTCAACCAACCAGCTTTCGTCTTCTGCTTCAATGAAATCAAACTTTGCAATTGTTATGCCCTCTAAATACAAATATTTGAATGTACTTCCGTACATGGACTCAACTTTTCTGGCAAGATATAGTTCCCCTTTTCCATTTCTCAGCATGTAACTCCACGAAGGATCCAGTGCCTCAATAAAACTCTTTTCGGTTTTCGTGAGTTTAGGCTTTTCATACCACTTCAAATCATCTTGCAATTGTTCAATCATACTTAAAACATCGTTCGCAAGAATCATCTGGTCATCATCTGCGAATTTCTTCACTTGTATATGATAATTTAATAATCTGTCTTTTAACCGGCTCATACTTCTTCCTCCGATTCGCTCAGTTCCGCCTGCAACAGATCATCAATTACCGGAAGAATCAGTTTAGGTGTCATCATCATATGAATCTGTGTCGGAGCATTAACAATTTTGAAACACATATCAATATATACCTGCTTTGCTGTCATTCCATCTTTGTACGTATTTACTTTTTCTTTGTTTTGCTGGTAAATAGGGAGTATTCGGCATTTCTCAGCTACTTCATGAATTAACTTCTTTGATTCCTCTGAGAATTCAACAGTACCATCGTCTTTCGTCTGAACCAATTCTAATATCTTAATAATTTTTTCTTCCATAACGCCATTTCCTCCTTGCTTCTACTCTTTTCATGCGATGAACTTCATTTTCCAAGGTATTCACCTGTTTCTGCAGGTCATCCACATCGACCAACAGGTAAAAATCCGGCTGGACCAGTCTGGTCGGGCCTACATTCATATTCATCTCTTTGTGCAATTCCTTGCACTTGTTTTCTCTCTCATGCACCGCTTTATATACTTTCATCATCCACACCTCTCAAGAATTTCTCTACAAACCCGGTCATATTCCAAAAGTAATGTAAGATCTTTCGTTCGGCTCAGTGGCCGGTCTACAACTTCAACGTAAAATTCTTTCCGGATCATCTGACCGTAGCTCGCAGAATTATAAACATCCTGCTTTTTGCAGCTAATCAATTCAGCTACTTCGGATCCAGTGATGGAGTACTCCATCACTGTCCCATTCCTTTTGCATAAGTTATATAACGCCTTCGCCATATTAATCACCCGTAATAAATTTCGCTGCATCCATCATCGGAAAACTCAACTTCTTCCAGCTTCCAACCATCGCGCTGGAATTCTCCTCGATATGCTTTTTCGTAATGGTTTTTTACGATTTTTTCAGCCTCTTGCATGTCTTTTGCTTTAACAATTCCGACTATAGTTTCGCATCGGAATCCATCATGCTGATAATATCTATACAAATTCATTTATTTCATCCCCTTTCAGCTGTGCGTGGCAATAAAGTTTTCCATTGCCCATCTGTTTCCAGTAGCAGCCACCTGTGCTCTGGTTCGCTCATACGGGCTGAGAGGTCTTCCAGATGTTCTCCTGGTTCCTTCTGCCGGAAGAAGTCCCTTCCGGCGAAGATTTGCAAGTTCCTCCGGTGTTGCGTCTTTGATATCTTTTACTGATATAATCTCGATCATATTTAAACCTCCCTTATCGCTACCGGAAGCACCATAGCTTTCATGTCGCTGTCCTCTGCTTCCACAATCATCGGTGTTCGTGGGCTGGTGAAGCCCAGTGCAATATTGTCACAGGTGAAGGCTTTCAATGTTTCCAGGACCAGTCTTGAATCGAATCCCAACCGTATGGATTTGCATACGGTTTCCTGGAGCGGTACCTGTTCCTGATAGTCTGCTAGCTTATCCCGGATACTGATATTCAGCACATCGTCTTCTATCTGGAATACCGCCGGCTGCTTCTCTTCCGTACACATCTTTGCCCTGGTCATTGCGCCGATCAATGCAGTTCTTGATGCACATGTATTAATCTCGCCTTCGGTAAACATTTTCTGATAAGCAAAGTATTTTCCTTCAATCAGTCTTGTGTAAATGGTATATTCATCAGACTTGAATACCGCACTGTTTTTGGTATATGTAAGAGTCACATCATCAATCACGCCCATGGAGATTAACTTCTTGGCAGTTGCCTTCGGCACGATCAGCTTCATATCCTTTGCGCCTTCTGCTTTAACAGAATCTACTGCGACCATGTGCCCGTCCAGTGCGGCAAGGGAAACTCCGCTGTCTGTACCCTCAAAATAAATTCCGGTCATCTGTGTATTCGCACCGCCGTCAGCTGCTGCATAAATAACATGACTTATAGCCTCCATGATCTTTTTACCATTCAATTCCACTCCATCGGCTTCCGGATCCTCTGTAATATCAAAATTGAATTCTTCCGGAGGATAACTCTGGTATTTGTTTTTAATTGCTCCTATCTTGATCATAACTACATTCTTGTCGGTTGCGCTGATGTCGATTTCTCCATCCGGTAGATTTTTGATCAAGTCAAAGGCTTTCATTGGAATAATAAAATAACTGCCTTTTGAGGCCTCTAATTTGACCTTCATTGTAATCTCGGAGTTGGAGGCGATTAAATACCCGTCCTTTACCAGAATCCCTCCCAGAGCTGGAAACTGGTCGTTCTTCTGCACAATACTTTTTAATTTATCAATAACTCTGGCGATCTCATACTTCTGTACTTTCATCTTCATTCCTTTCCCGGAGAACAATACCATCGAGGTACTTCACCACTCCGTTTGAATATTTGATCCTGTAAGGTTCCAGTTCTTCCCGGTTCATGTACTTGTGTCCGTAAATTTTCTTCATATCCCGAAATACCACCCACGGAACCCGGTAGAATTCTTTAAATTCCAGAGACACAACCAAAAAGCACATTGCCCCAAGCTTCATATACCTTTCAAAGCACGCCTGCTGTTCAGCAGTTACTACGTCCCTGCTAATCTTATCTTTGTCCGTATGCTTTGCATCGAACAAGATCATGGTTGAATCCATGAGAATTCCTTTGAAATCAGGCTGAGCCTGTTTAGTGAAACAGCAGATGAACTGCCCTCTGTTCCTGTCCATTGCCTTCAGTACCTTAAATGCTTCCGGAGTTTTATCAACTGCTGCAATTCCTCTTTCTTCGTAGAATCTGGATGCCGCAATTATCATTCCCTCAAAATGTTCCCCGTTAGATCTGCTCTGCAGACCTCTTATCGAACGCTTATAAGTATCCATTTTCTTCCGCTACCTTTATGAGTTTGTTTATTGTTACTGCTCCAATTCCCGGAATCTTATTCAGCTGAAGGAATGCGATAAACTCCCTTGCTCCCTCTCCGGTTTTTGGAACACTGGCTTTTCCACAATTAAAGCCCTCACTTCGTGCTTTTTCCACACGATCTTCCACATAATGCACAAGCTGTTCGTCTGTCTTCTTTCTCATTTCCACAGCTTTTTTATGAATAAGGTTTTCATCAGTTGTTCTTCTACAGCTTCTCTTTGCCATCTTCAATCTCCTTTTTATTTTCCAGGTCCGGCACCGGTATATTGTGACTAGTCAACCATTTCGCAAAACAGGAATGACACATATGACCAAACGATGCCGCCCTGCCTCCCCTGACTGCCCTTGCAGTCAAGGTAACCATCTTGTTTTTATCTTCTGTCTTTCCACACAACATGCAGTTACCGCTGAGTTTTTTATTGACTTTCTCGCTCCTTTTACGAATCTGCAGCTCCTTCGGATAATCCCTGCGCATATTCTTCTCACCAACAATCGGAATCAGACTGTCTTTCATAAATACCGGTATCCCGTTGTAATCAGCTTCTACAACGATTCTCTTGATCCATTCGAATTCAGGAATCACTTTCTCTTTCCTGTGTCCTGTCTCGGCACCGATGATTATCCAGTTCAAATATTTCAGTGCGGAAATGTTTTCATCTATATCTTCGAGCAATGGCTCTATACTGGCGAAAGTGTTTAACAGGCTTGGAAGCTGGTATATTCGTTCCATGTCCTCACTATTCGTCACAGTTGTTCCGTACCACATATTCCCTTTCCCAGAAGGCACACCGTACTGGGTGTACCTTTTCGGATTCTTTGTGAGAAACAGGTAATTGTGCTGAGGATGTTTTGCACAAGCGTAAAGGACATCCTCTATCCAGCTGTCAGGAATCCACTCTCCAAATATGTCTGCCATTGCTCCAACAAATATATTTTGCCCCTGTTTCAGTTTGTCCAGTGTGTCATATCTGTATATGTGCAATGTCGGTTCAAACCCAAATGGATATATGACAGGCTTTCCATCCTCATTCATGAACGGTTCATCCAGGACAAACAGATCTCCCTCCATTCGATATTGGTCTGTCTGGACCATATTTCTTTTCATGTTTCCGCAAAAACGGAGTGACATCTTGTCAGCGTAGCAGTAAGAACAGCCATGCCGACAACCGGTAATTGGATTCCATGTATGATCGCACCATTCGATACCGCTCTTATTCATTGGCCAGCCTCCTTCCTGCATGTTCAAGGATTTTTTCTTCTTCCCACTTCACTTCGGAGAAGTCAATCTTCTGTCCACACTCACTACAGTATTTCGGTTGAAAGTTTGGCCCCGCATTCAACACATGATTACATCTAGGACAATAACAAGGCTTATGCTCCACATATGTGAATCCGTATTTCCGGTAAACTTCCGTTCTTACAACTGGTTTTCGTGCTATGAATTTCATCACTCCACCTTCTCTCCATACTCGATCACGTATTCGTACTGAGCTGATTTTCTGTTTTCGCCTCCGGGAACTTCTTTTCTGACAATCTGGACTGCATATCCTGCTTTTGCCAGCATGGAAACCATCTGCAATCGGTCTTCTTCGTTCCACTGAACGCTTCCTTTTCGAATACTTCTGATGCTCTGCTTCGCCATTATCCGCACTTCCTTTCCATCTTTTCTTCTCGTTCTTTCATCAGCTTCTCAAATGCAGCTACAAAAGCTTTTACCGATGCCGGCATCCCACAGTTGTGATTTCCCCTGCACTGGATCACGCGACCATTGTTATATTCCATTGTGAAATATGGTGTATCAGGTTCTTCCACTCTGCGCACAAAGAAGATGTGTGTCTGCCCTTTGGCCACTCGGTCAACGTAAGTTCCAACACAATGGTGAAGGGCAGCTCCTTCATTCTTGATTTCCTGTGTATCTCTTGGCACTCTCAATATCAATCCTTTTCCTTTTATCAAGAAAGCGTTGTCTATGCCGGCATTCTCTTTGAGCATTTCCTCCAGAAGTTTTTTCATGACCTCGGCTTCCCGCTTTATCCGTTCATCTTCCCGGCGTTTCTTTTCCGCTGCCTTTTTATCCTGCAATGCTTGATATTCCGCAGCTGTCCGATCATGTACTTTCTTGAAATTCTTCGGAAAATAGAAGAACATATTGTTGAGATCATATTTCAGTTCTTTGCACCAGTTCAAATAATCAAGCCAGTCCTTAGCGCAATTCTGCAGACGTTCTTCTCTGATATCCGGTCTTTCTTTACACTGCATATAGGAATATCGCCAACATTGTCCGCTCTCTCCCACGCGATAATCAGCACCTTCGCGTTCAATATATCTGCAGATCTTATGGATGGTCGATTTCCTGTTCTCCTTCCGGATCAGCGTTGTGTTGCATCCGAAAAGTTTATAGAACCGTTCCAGTTCTTCCGCTTTTAGGTTGTAACCAGAGCTTTGCGCTTCCTGCAATAATCTCAGTTCATCAATGTTTCCATCAATAGACTGCAGTATTCGCGTGTTTTCCTTCGTAAGGCCAAGAATTTCAAATATTGTTTTTCCACTTTTTCTCAGTCCCCTAATTCCATTCCGGCTTTCATACCCAAAAGCACCATCGTGAAACTCGTTGATCAGATGTGCGGCCAGTTTATACAGCCCCATTTTTATAAACCATTCAAGCTGCGGAAACTTTCTGTATCTGTTGATTGCCTTTGCATAATGTATCTGTTCACTCGGTCTATTCTCCGCCAAAATTTCCAGTGCCGAGTATTTCATCGGAGTGTCTTTCCATGCTTCCGGCAGGTTTCCGGGATATAAGGTGCAGTATGAACTTTCTCTGTATCCTTCATCTGTGCACCACCGTACAATACCAGTCTGTTTATACTCTCTGTATTCATAACTGCTGGTGCATGGCGTTCCGTTCGGTGCAAATTTGTAAAATGTCCTTACGATCTCAAATAATCCATCATTTGTCTTTCCATCCGGCTTTACTTCTCTGTATGCTGTAAAATACCGCCACAGGAACCCCTCTTCTCTTGGATCAATAAATGAAACAATCCTCCTGTCACATATGCGTGCCGGCATCCTGCCTCTGGCTTTAATGGTGACCGGACTTCCACAAAGGGGGCATATCCCCTTCTCGTTATTTCTTAACCGAATTTTCGTTCTGTCTACCAGTGTCACCCCATTACAATGAGTGCAATGCACCAGAGCCTCATTCTTTGATCTTGTTGAGTAAATCAGATATCTGCTGAATGACATCGCCTTATCTGATACCCAGTTTTTAAATTCATCAGGGATTTCTTTGACCGTTTCCATAAGCGCATCAATTGGATTAGTTTCTTTGGCATGTCTTTCATCAAGACGTTTTTGTTTGACCATATCCTGAAAGCGTGTCACAGCTGTCCAGTCTCTTGCATCTTTCTCTGTGCTCCATTCCTTGAAAAAGCTGCGCATACGATCAATGTCTGCATCCGTCCAGAAAAACATATTCGGCGTCCATCTGCCTGTGCTTTCTTTGTAATCCCAATGATGTTCATAAAGGCTGATATCATACATTCTGTCATAAGCTGCAGTCAGCCATTTCACTTTTTCAACGGTCAGATCTTGTGATATGTAATCATTCTTGGAAAAAAACGTTCTTAACTGAGCGTCTTTTTTTCCTTTCTTCAATTTTCTGATTGGATAGAATGTTACCATCAACAGATCTTTTTCTATATCTTTGGTCGTTACGATATGTGTGCCTGCAGCTCTTTCCGCAAATCTGACCATTTCATCAGAGGCTTCCTCCCTCGGAATCTTTGCTAATTTTCTCTTTTCCATGCGACAGCCTCCTACAGAAGATCAAACAATGACATCTGGCCAGACAGTTCGCTGCTTTTGGTACTGGTTTTTTCAGTTTTCCGCTGCTTGGAAGCAGCATCTTTTTTCACTGGCTTTTCAGAAACCTTGGAATCATCCTTTGTTTTCTGGACATATTTCTTGGTTTCTGTAACTTTTTTAGTTGGTGCTTCGGTCTTTTTTGTTGTCGCAGGCTTTTTGCTTTTTTCCTTTTTGACGGTTTCTGGTTTTTCATATTTGTGGTAATAATCCTCTGCCCATTCATATACAACCTGGTCTTCAACTGCAGCGGATCTGCCATTCGACTGCTTCCTGGCCTGCTCAACGATATAACTAAAGCACTTGTTCCAGGTCTTTCCCTCCTGCATCACATCTTCAGCAAGCCCCTGATCCTCTTCGCATCTTTTCATCAGGTAAGTAATGACCGGATCCGCAAAGTTCTTCTGGGTTGCTTTTTTCTTTTCAGCTTCCAGTTTTTCTCTGGCTTTCTGCTTTACCGGCTTTGCATTTTCAGCTTCTGCCGCTTCAACTTCTTCTTTTGTCGGAGCCGGAATCCCGGAAACAATATCAGCAAGAGAGGCTTTTCCCATTGGAACTTTATCCTCTTCCTTTGATTCATCGTCTTCCTGGGCCTCTAATTTGCCCTCTGTCGGTTTCTCTTCCTGTTCCCCTATTGTTTCACTGTCTGCAACCGTTTCCGCCTCTAAACGGTCAGTATCAGCTTCAAGTTCCTGTTTTAACTGTTCTGACATTTGTAATCTCCTTTCTCGAAATCAAAATAAAAAGTAATCTTCCCAGGGTTGCGTTCTTCAATCGGAGTTATCCATGAACCGCACATTTCTTTAAATATCTGAATCTGCCGTCTACAGTTCCATTCTCCCCTGAAATAAAACGGTGTGTACCAGAATTCCTGTCCCGGCTTTTCAACCGGCATCAGTGGATCTCCGCACACCGGATTGGATATCGTATTTGCAACAGCCACCCAGCCTGCGCACCCAAGAAGCGAAAGCTGTATGTAACACATCTGGGCAACTACCCTGTCTATGTCATTGGCGGTGAACAAAACCCGTGTCTGATAATTTATCTTTTTTCTGTGGAATATGTTTGCCGCTGCTACAAGAGTTGCTCCTGCTCCACACGCCGGATCATTGACAGATATCCATTCCTGTTTTTCCAATGTCTGTACATTGTCATTGATTGTTATGCTTGCCATACATTCACAGACATTGTATGGTGTAAAAAACTGCCCTTTCCAGTGGTTCCCTAGCTCAAGGCTCATGTACAGTTTTCCAAGAAAGTCCTGATCTGGATTGCGTTCCAGTGCCTCAAGCACAATCGCAAAGCATTTGGCCGGCTTCTCTACCCCGCCAAGGCGTTTGATGCACTCTGCATATTCTTTCTCTCTTGCAGTGTATCTCGGTTCCGTCTTATCAACCGAATTCGCCAGTGTGCAAGCCATTGCCGCCATTAGATCGGCCCACACCTGCCATGAACTCCGGCTGTAACACAGCTCTTGAAAGACTTTTATGAATTCTTTCTCTGTTCCCTGTATTTTCTCTATCTGCTCCATGCTGTCACCTCTTGAATCCGTGTTCCCGCATCAACATATCTATATACTCTGGTGTCGCACGTTCTGGTTCTTCTGCTATCTGTTCCCGGTGTTGTTGTTCTATTGCCACATTTTCTTGTGTGGTAAGCTGTGCAATATATTTATTTTTCGCTTCCAGAATACTCGGAGGAAGCTTTGCATCGTTCGTCTTGCGCTCGATCAGGCTTGAATATATCTTGAAGAAGTGTGCTCGGACAGCATCCTGGTTCTCATCAAGACATATCTCCCGGAAGCCAAGCCGTTTTACCGCTTCTCGGACTATCGGCGTCAGGCTTTCCAGTGCTTCTTCCTGCCTATAATATCCATACTGGCTGATGGCCTTCTGGACTTCTCCCCAGGCTTCTCCCTGGTCTTTGAGGTGTGGAACTGTGTATTCTGCACATTTCTCCCGTATCTCAGATATCTGCGGCGGGTATGTATGAGTGGCGAACAGTTCCATCAATGCTGTTTCGCAAAGCTTATAGTCCAGGTCCCCCAGCATGCGGTACCACATCCTGATGCTGTATTGGTCTGGCATGACATTAAATGTTGGATAGGCACTTTTGATTGAAGCTCTGATAAAATCAAACTCTTGAGGTGTCACTTCAATCACCCATCCCTTCGCACCAGCCGGACGTTGCCTCCATATACTGATCCGTTGACATGTTCTTTGTAGCTGCAGGTGCTTGCGGTGTTCTGGATGCCGGCATTGAATTCTGTGAACGTTCTAACCAACCAGTGATAAATCTCTTGATTCCTCTAGGTGTCTTACGATTACGAGGGTGACTGTCAAGCCATGCTGCCATTGATCTAAACTCCTGTTCAACATCCAGTGCCGGAAACAGTTCTCTCAGTGAATTGAGATAATCAAATGTCACATCATAATTTCCTGAGCCCGTAACCAGAGGAAGAGAGATGAACGTGTTCTGCTTGGAGTCTTTAAGCTCCAAGCTAATGTTTTTATTATCTTTCTCTTTATCTAACTCTATCTCTATCTCTTTCTCTATCTCTCCGTTACAGATTTGTTTCACTTCGTTACAGCCCGTTACATCAGTGTTACATTGTAACGCTTCTTTGCTTCTATATTTCCTTACACGAGCTGCGCTTGTACTCTCAGAACCCGTCATTTTAGCGCATTCTGACAGTGAATATTCGGTTTCGTCAATCAGCTGCATGAGGTCCTGCTGAATCAAAAACATAACCGTCACTCTTACATTTTCAACTTCTTCGTCCAGGTCCAGGGCAAGCTCGTCATAGAATGTTGCTTCTACTCCCTCGAAGTAAAGTCTTCCATCCTGTTTCATCGCCACAAGAAGCATTTTCAGGTAAATAATTGTGTAGGTGTCTCCTCCGGCAATCTTCCGAAGTTTTTTGATAGCCTTCTGACGGAAAAATCCGTCAGGAAGCTTTAACCAATAATATCTTTTCGCCATAAGTTCCTCCGCTTAGTAGATTACTTTTGAGCCATCATCTGTTTTAATTACTGTCACAGCCTGGCCAAATCTCGCTTTCATGGCATCGTCATGAGTGATTGCCATAATCTTCACATCGGAATACCGATCACGGATCGTCTCAAGGGCATCTACATAAGCCTGTGCGCCCTCATCATCAAGGAATGGTGGTTCATCAATAAAGAGCATTCCAAGCTGTATTCCTGCCGCTGTTGCCTTGATCTCGGACAGTGCAAGGATAACGGCAAGAGAAGCTTTTACCTTCTCGCCTCCGCTCTTGGAAGCATATGGAAGAGTTGTCTTGCCATATTCGTTGATCAGAACATCCAGCGTTGCCTTGTCTCCGTCCTTTCCTTTGACGGTGCGCTCCATCACAAATTCCACTCCCATCGTTCCACCAGTCATCTGGCCAAGAATATTGTTCGTAGTATCTGTGATATGAGGAATGATGTTCCTGATGATCTGATGTGGAACTCCGTCCTGTGAAAAAGCCTGCTTTAATGCTTCGTAACAGTCCGCTCTGCCGGCAGCTACAGCAATTCCATTATTCAGCATGGAGATTTCGTCTCGCATGGTATCGATATTTTCCAGACGTTCAAGGAGTACTCCCTTCTGGATCTGCAGTTCTCCAAGAGTTTCCTTGTTACTGCGAATCTGCCTGTCTGTTTCTTCTACCATATCTGTCGAAAATGTTTCCTTCATTTTTTCTATCATGGTATCCATACCAGTCAGCTGAGAAGAGAGAATGAATTTTCTGTCAGTAAGTTTTTCCATCTCTTTTTCCATGCTCTCAATCCTTTCAAGAACATGCTGCTTTCTTTCTTCGTAAACAGGAAGTTCTTTTTCCTGTTCTACATAAGTCTGTAGGTGAGCCATCTGCTGTTTGATCTGTTCCTGTCTGTCAACTGATTCCGACAATTTATTAACTGTTTCCGTTATCTCAGAGGCCTTTGATTTGACCTGTAGCAGATTCTCCTCGCACTGCCCTATATTTTTATCGTTCGATTCCTTTTCGGCCTCTAAACGGGCAATTTCGAGTTTGTTTTGCTCCGCATCTTTCTTTATGCGTTCATATTTTGCAAGTCCATTCACCTGTATGAGCAACAACTTCAGCTGATCTGGATTGTATCCGATCTCCCAAATTTTCTTTTGTTTCTCCGCTACCTTCTTGTTCATTTCAGATGTCAGCGTTTCGATTTCTTTTTCAAACTTCTGCAAGCAGCCCCGTTCAACAGGAAGGTTTTTGACATCATCAACTGCTTTTGCAAGAAATCGGCAACTTGCATTTTCGATATCCGGACATCCGGAATTTTTCATAAATTCTTCCTGCTGTTTTATTTCCCTGAGCCTTGTCTGGTGATAATCACGTTTATTTTTTGCATCTGATATCTGCTGCGAATATGATGATCTGATTTGCTGCAGTTCGTGATCTGCAACAGATGCACGGTATCTCTTTTCCTGCTGGCTATCAAGTTCCTCTTTTTTGCGATTCAATTCTTCAAGTTTGTATTCCAGAACAGTCGGAACGTTGGAACTCAGCAGAGAAATCTGAGAATCTATCTGCTCATTTCTGAGCTTGCTCTTTGTAATAATCCTCTGGTAACGGTCAGCCTCTTCGGTGTAACCGTTCAATGTCTCTTTGGCATTTTTGTATTTAATAACGTCCTTTTCTACGCCAGAAAGCTGCAAAGATAATTCTGAATGCTGTTTTGCTTTTTCCCGTATCACATCCGCCATTTCCAAAAGGTTATTGCACGCTGTCAGCGTCTGCTTTGAATATTCCAGGTCATGTTCCATGGCACTGCATTCCTTGGAGCATTCTTTTAATTCACTTCTCGCTTTTTCGCTTTCTTTCTCTGCCTCAGATATTTTTTCCTGACGTTCGAGCAGTTTTCTTCTGGATTCATCCAGATTTTCAAGTTCTTCCTGCTTTTTATGAATATCTTTTTCTACTGTCTCCAGTTCTTCCTCTGGATTTCCCTGAGCCTTAATGAAGTCAGTCTTGATCCGAACGGCTTCTTTTTTAGAAGCAAGCTCCTTTCTTGCATCCGCAAGCTTCTTTCTGGCATCCAGTTCCATTACTCCATAGATTCCAAGCCCGAGCAGATTTCCAAGGATAGCAATACGTTCATCTTTCTTCGCCTGCAAGAATAATCCATACTGGTCCTGCATGATCAATGCGCAGCTGCGAAATGTCATGCTGTCCATACCAAGAAGCTTCTCGATTTCAGCCTGTGTGTCAATGATTCTTTCCTTGGACAGATTCATCCAGTCAGCACTTTCTTCCTGATACTGCGACAAGTTCAGTGTTGGTTTTCCGGATTTTGTTCTGGTGCGGACTACCCGGAATCGTTTCTCTCCGATGTCGAAAATAAATTCTATGGAACCGCTTCTTGCATCCTCTGTACCTCGGATCCACGCCTTGCAGTCGCCCTCACGGGTTTCTTCAAACAGGCAATCCACAATAGCATCCATGAAAAGACTGCTCTTTCCTGCACCGTTTACTCCATTGATCGTGCAAAATGAAATGTCTGAAAAATCAAAACTTTCTTCCTTGTAGTTTCTGTAATTCCTTACCGAAATAGATACCGGCTTAAACACACCGTGAATCTCTGCAGTGGTACTCTGTTTCATGGCTTCTGCTATGATTGGCTCGGCAAGCTCCACGATTTTGTCTGGATTCTTAAATGTCTTTTCCTCCAACCATTTTTTCAGATTCAACCTTGGGTCGCTTTCCTCCGAGAGAAGCCCGCGGTTCGTGATGTCAATGGTGCTTTCTGCTTCAATATCTGCCACATAGAATGCACCAAGCTCATACAGGTTCTTTTGCAGTAGCGGAATGTTGAGCGCCTTTTTCTGCTCAGATGTGCAGGAATACCGCACCCGGACTATCTTATCCGTCACATCTTCTGAAATGCCTGTTCTGTGAAGATACATAGCTCCTTCACGGATATAGTCGCCAGCTTCATCAGGATCCCAGGTGATAGTGTGGAACTGTCTGTATGGAGTAGTGCATTTATGTCCTTTTACCAGAGTGCCTTTCTCATTAAATTCATGAATCCAGAATCCACGATCCTGTCCTTCATCATTAAAATTCATTGCATTGATCGCTCCGGAATAGAATACATTGTCAAGTCCTTCAATGATTTGCGGGCGATGGATATGGCCAAGAAGCACCGCCTCATATCTTGCGGCCATTAAAGCTTCTCTTGGAATGACCGGCTCAAAGTTTGTGAAGAAGGAAGTCTGCCCTGATTCCATGTTGCAACCAGGAACCGTATAATGTGCCATGAGAATCGGTGTCTTTTCACACTCTGCTCTCAATGCAAAAACCATATCTGAAATATATTTCGTCCATGCAAGATTTTCTTCGTCTGCAGATAAACCAGGGAATTTTGCTCTGAACTCCTGTTTGTCAAATCCCGGCAGGCAGGCAATGTCTGCCCATGGAGTCTTTATTACTCCTGGTTCTGTAACAACATCTACATTTCTAATATTAAGCAGCATCCGTTCAAGAACTCTAAACTGAGCAGCTCCATCGTGATTTGGAGTGCCTCGCATCACGATCACATACTTCGAAAAATGTGCTAATGATGTAATGATGTTCGTTGCCGTAATCATTTCGTCTGAATACCTCACGGGACCAACCTGTTCCTGGTGAAAGATATCTCCTGATACACAAACGATATCCGGTTTCTCTTCTATAGCTACCTGTACCATATATTCCAAACATTTTACTGTATCCTGCGAACGGAGATTTACTCCGTCCACTACAGGTCCTTTAAACTGGCCAATATGCCAGTCAGCAGTATGAAGTATTTTCATTTGCTCATCTCCTTTACTGTTGCCTTCATTGCTGTGATCATGTTCTTTAATTCTGTTTCCAAAAGTGAAAAGTTCTCCTCGCTAATTCCGCAGAATTCAACGCCATCATCTCCCATCTTTTCTCCGATAAAGAGAATATTTCCAACAATGGGGCATCCATGTTTATCAAACTCGTAAAGATAACTTCCGATCAGATTTGCTTTGTTCGGCTTCAGTCTTCCCTCTTCATCGATCAGCATACTCACACACTTCCCTGGTTCTTTAACAGGGCTGGATGGCATTTTCAGTTCTGTGTATAATCTCTTTGGCATTACATGTTCTACAAGGTCACAGCCATTCCCGATCAAACCATACAAGACTTTATTCTGTTCTCTCATGGTTCCTTCTGGAAATTCATGTACGGACATTTCCAGTTCTGTTGATACCTTTATTATTTTCATCTGCGTCCGCCTCCTCTCTGACATTTAATGCAAAGTGGCTCTCCGAATTTATTGATTGAATATTCGTAAACTCTTTCATTTATGATCTCACCACATCTGGAACACTGGAAATCTGCCGATCTATCTGGCTCTGGTTCTGGCTCCGCTTCAGGAACAACATACGGCTCCTGCATTGATGGATAGTCATTTTCGATTTCTGTATCCGAAGCATATGCCGGATTGTCCAGATCATCCTGAGTAAATACCGTGCTTTCAGATTCGAAATCCACACTCTTAACTGCTATCTGTTGTGTGCCAAACATATTATTTACAGAGTTCATGCCTTGTGTCAGCATTGCCTGTCTGACCTGTGGATCCGAGAAATCAGGTGAAAAGATAACTGTTGGGATAGCGAAATTTTTCAGCAGTTCCGCCTTTGTGTATGTACCTTTTACGCCAAGCAGAGCTCTTATAACACGAAGCTTCGCACCAGTCATAGCCTTTTCAGCCCAGGTCTTTTTCAGCAGTGCCATGTTTACCATGACGGAGCGTTCAATGTATCTGTCTCTATCTTCTTTCGCAACCACAAAGGCCTGGCATTTCTTCCCCCATTTATTCTTGGATTCCACCCATTGTCCAGAAAAGATTTCCGCAGCTGCCTGTGCCTGTTTTTCATCAGTAATGCCTTTTGCAGCTTTGTCCGCGAATTCAATGCGGTACTTCTCTTCTTCATCTTCCAGGCAGATCACCTTCTGGTCAGTTTCTGTTCTGGCTGTTCCGTCAGCCTTGCGCATAGCACCCTGAGCCTGTGCACGGTATGTAACGCGGTCAATGCGTTCGCCATAGGTTTCCTTGGGATTGAACTGGATACCGGCCGCCATAGCCATTTTGTTGAGCAATGGCTTAGATAAGGAAAACACATCTTCCCAGATATCCCTTCCTCTCTCATCCTGCTTCCCAGTCTTAACTGAGCCAACCTTGAAAATGTCTCCGCTGTTTTCGCCCAGATCAACCGGAACCTCTTCTACATGGAATTTGTAGAATGGATTAAGTTGCACATCCGTTGCTGTCGGCACCAGCAGGTTATAATTTTTGTATGCCGTTATAACTTCCGGCAAGCTTCCTAAAACCTCTTTCATCTACTTGATAACCTCCTATTTTTGTGATAAAATGACGTTGACTTAAAAACAATGGGTCTCAAACCTGTTTTTAAAGTTCTGACTGGTCTTGGATAGGATCGTGGGTGCCGTCTACACTCCGCTTTCCCCTTATTATCCAAGGCCTTTTTAATGTTCATCACCTCCTACGAACCAGCTAAGGAAACAGAAGATGCCAAGTCCGATCATTCCAACCAGAAATGCCTCTGAACCAATTTCGTGGCTTCCTCTTTCGATATAAAGTCTCTGGGACAGTGCATTATAAAGCACTGTACTCACCAGAACGGGAACTACATATTTCATGACTTTTGCAGCAAGAATAATTCGTTTTTTCATTTTTGCTTTCTTTTTGGCACGATAGTATTTCTCATACTCTGCCTTATTGAATTCTCGCACCAGGGACAGATATACCCTTGTTTTGGAATCTTCTGTAACAAGCTTATATTCCATGTTTTTGCACACATCCGGCACTTCGCATACATTCATCTTCTCGCCTCCTTGTCAATGAGAATCAATTCCTTTGCGATAACGCTCTGCAATGCCATTCTGTCCATTTCGTGCCAGCTGATCGGCACCGGGCTGTTATCCATTGCATTCAGGATCCGCTCTGCGGCCTGATGATATTTTTCAAGATCTTTTGGTGTTAACATCTTTCCCTCCTATACCGCCAGGCGAAGCTGGCCATTCCTTTCTTCTTTCACCATCTTTTCAACAAATGCAGTTGCTTTTTCTTTTCTTTCCATTTCGATCAGGTATTCTTCGTGGCAACTGCACTGTTCTCCCGGATCCAGATACGCTCCGCAATCCGGGCAGATTCTATAAAAAGCCATCGTATCCACTCCTTTCATTCAATCATGTATAATTTGTTAAATGCCTTTTTGGGGATTTTCCCTGACGGATACCCCTTGGCAAGCTGTCCATCGGCTATCAGGTCCGACCTAAGGGAGCGTATCATGCGATATGCCGTATCCCTGCTCACACCCATCATTTCTCTGACCTCAGCGGCTGTATAGTAAGAACGTTCCGCAGATGTAAGTTTTTTGATTACACCGTTTGCATTTTTCATACCAAGCACCTCATTCCAGATTTCTCTCAATCCAATTTTTCAGATTCTGCGTGATCCCATTTACTTCGTCTAATGTCTGAATGATTTTTTTTAGTTCCGGTTTTTCCTCTTCTGAGATAATTCCGTCTGCCGTAATATCAAGAAGTGATTCCTTTGCCTCGTTTATCTTCTTTAAAGAAGAAAGCATTCTCAGGCTGATTCTATCCAGTCCTGCATTCTCGATCTTCGGCATGTTCTTTCCAAGCGGGCACATCTCCCGGCAATAATTTCCTTTCAATTCTGGTGCCTTATAGCAGTCAGCCATCAAAAGGACCTCTTCCTGATATGGTATTGTGCTCCCAAGTTCGATTCTGGCTAGCCTTGTACGATCAATTCCTATTTCTTCCGCAGCGCCTTCTCTGCTGCTCAGACGCTCATTTGACTTTGCCGCCTCATATCGTGCCTGGCAAAACATATTAGCCGCTGCTTTCGTAGCAAATTTCGACATTTTTCTCTCCTTCTATAAGCTGTATAATCAAGTTATGGTAATTAAATTGTGTACTCTGTATCGATATCCAGAGCCTTGCTGATTTTTTCAGCAAGTGCAGGTGCATACATTCTTCCATTTATGGTGGTTGTCACATAGTTCCTGCACATCCCAACTTCACCGCATAATTCCGTGACAGACATATCTCTGTCAATTAGGGTTTTCTTTACTTCTTTGCACCATGGAGACAGTTTTCGCTTCAAAATATCACCTCCGTTTTCAACAAATGTTTATTACATTTGTTGTTTACATTTGTTTGCGATTGCATTAAAATAATCAGAAAGGAGTTATCATGGATAATTGGATTGATAATCTCAGAAGAATTGGGCTTAAACGTTATGGTGACGAAAACCGCCGGATTCTTTCTGAATTATTAAGAAACGGTATTCCTGCCGGAAACACTGTTATGTCGGAAGCATCTGCTGAGGCTCTTATCATTGCTGTGGCGGCCATGATTGAAGAAAACAATAAAGCATTGCTCTCCGATTTATCGATGTAACTCTCTCTTTTTTTGTTTTGCATTAAACATTTGTTTATTACATTTTTAATATTAATCCCAATTTGTGAATTTGTCAACCATATTTTTCACATTTTGGGATTTTGGAGAATTGTATGATCACTCAGCGTATTTTATCACTGCTTGAAGAAAAGTCTTTGACAGCCACTGATTTATGTCGGGCTATCGGAATAAACACAAGCACTATGACCAACTGGAAGAACCGAGGAACTGATCCGCCCGCAAAAATGATAATCCCAATTTGTGAATTTTTAGGCGTGTCTAGCGACTATTTACTTACGGGCAAAGAAAGAAACTCAAAGCAAAACATTCTCTCTGAGGACTCCGAATGGTTAGCATTGATTCACCAACTTCCGCATGATGCGCAGTTGGAATTTCGAGGTGAATTGAAGGGGTACATAAAATGTTTAAAACGGCAGGAAACAGATACTGCCGAACCTCTTAAGAAAGCAAAATAATAAGCTTCGAGTGGTACCGAAGCAAAAGGGGGGAATGGCCATGAAAAGGAAAGTTATTGTGCTATTATGTGCCTGTTCACTGATTTTATCTCCGGCTCAGTTCATTTACGCTCAAGCTCAGCAACAGGAGCAAAATTCATTAGAATTAGATGGACAGAAATTTACAAATGAAGATGCGCTATGGGAATACTTGGAAAAGACATATCCCACCGTCACGAGCACAGATATTGAGTCAGGAGATTATACAGGGAAATATGCAATTATTACTTCAATTGCTCGCAACGTAGACGTCCAGCCGACTATTGATTATGTCACTTGTGATATGTACTTTCACTCCAGAGACGAAAAATATGTTTTGGATGGATTATGGTGTACTTTTTATGATGATGAAGATATGAAAAAAAATGGATGCGTTAGCGGCGCTGATTATTTGGCGTCTATGAAAAACGATGATGTAGTTGAAGCTTGCTACTATATTAATTCGGATAACTCTTATGGTGCAATGAATATGTTAGCTATTCGTAAAATCGGTGAAAATGATGGATCTGCAGAATTAAGCGAAAAACTTCAGGTTTGTTTTTATCCCAGTGTTCCGAATGACAAAACTGGCAGATGGCGGCTTGCAACAACTTCAACTACTACTCCCATTGTAGGCTATGCCTTGAACTACTATAAGGACTATTTTAAATCCGATGACGAAATACATGGTATTGTCAATAAAGAACTTGATCAAACTTACAGTCTTTCTATTGTTGCAGGACAATTGTATGTCGTTACTCATAAATATTTAGAGGGAGAAGAAAAAGATGCCTCTTTGCTTTTCGGTGGCGATGTTATTTCTCAGATATATATCGATCCTGATACAGGTATTGTTACTGTTGCTTAATTTAGAGGTTGCTTATGACAATTGGTGAACGAATAAAAGAATTGCGGGCTGAGGCTAATCTGCGTCAGTCCGAACTTGGAAAAGCAATAGGTTTTTCTGGCCAAGTAGTATCGAATGTCGAAAGAGGTTACTCTTTCCCGTCAACAGAATTTGTTAATCGCAGTGCTACATGCTTCGGTGTGCCAGCAGATTACATTCTTGGCCGGACTACTTCAAGATATGCTGTTGCGGATCCGAAAGAAGTTTCCGCAGTGCAAGCAAGAATAAAAGCCCGTTTGGCTCAGTTGCAGATGAGCCTTCCGGACCTGATCAAAAAATCAACGCTGACAGAGGAAACCTGCTGTGACATTCTGGCCGGAAAGACTGTTCCTGGAATAGATGCCACTGCAAGCCTGTCAAAAGCCCTCGACACCTCTATGGATTACCTTGTGGGTAATTCTGAATACAGCTGTGCCATTGCTTCAGAAGACGAACAGGATATCATCCTGCGGTACCGTCAGTTATCCAAGAAGGGAAAACGTATCTTTTTGGGAATGATGGAGAAGATGGAAGAAGAAAAAACAGAATAGTATATTTAACTGGGGAACCGTTGGGGTGTTATGTCAGCCGCCGGACACTTTGGTGAAAGGAGGCTGGTGCTGATGGTTACATATGGTGATTTATTTACTTTTGTAATTATGCTTTGTGCAGTTGTAACTCTTGTTATCAATTTAATGCATAAAAAATAGCGCCCTCGTCCTGGTAAGATAAGGCGCTATTTTTAGCTATTGTTTTATCCGGCGGTCAGGTGTACGCTGACCAACGGCTCTCTTGTTAAGTACATTATATCTATATTCAACATTTTTGTCAAACATTTGTTGATTACATTTGTTTGACACATTTGTTTAGTAATGGAGGATTCAGATGCCGGCTTATAAGTATTTTACCAAAGATGGAAAGACAAAATGGTACGCCAACTTCTACTATGATGATTGGCTTGGCAAGCGTCAGCACAAATGCAAAAGAGGTTTTTCTACCAAAAAAGAGGCTATAGAATGGGAACGTGACTTTCTGGCGCAGGGAGCCAAGGATCCAGATATCCTGTTTTCTGCTCTGATCAAGAATTACATGCAAGACTGCAGCTCCCGGTTGAAGCTGACCACTTTGGAAAACAAGCAGTATCTGATAGACATGAAACTGCTGCCATTCTTTAAAGATATGAAGATCGGTGACATTACTCCAATCGTGATTCATCGGTGGCAAGATGCCATGATTAATTACAGGGATGAAAAAGGAAATCCTTATTCTCAGACGTATCTGAAAACCATCAATAACCAGATGTCTGCTATCATGAATTATGCTGTCAAATACTATAAGCTCCGGAGCAATCCATGCCTTGCAGCTGGTGCGATCGGGAAAAGCAGTGCAGATGAAATGAACATCTGGACCAGAGAGCAATTTGACTACTTCCTTACCTTTGAAAAGAAAAGTGCGTACCGGATGGCGTTCAGCCTCATGTTCTATGGAGGACTCCGATCTGCAGAAGTTCTGGCTATTACTCCGGCGGATATCCTGCCGGACTGCTCCATATCAATTAACAAGAACTTTGTGGTTATAAAAGGCGAGCAATACTTCCAGACACCCAAAACCGAAAAGAGCAAACGTGTCGTGAACATTCCGCAATCTCTATATAAAGAGCTTCAGGATTATGTTGCCAGCATGGCTATAGAACCAGATGAGCGTATCTTCTATTTTCAGAAATCCGGTATGCGCTCAGAATTTAAACGTGCAACTGCCAGATCTGGTCTTCCGGAGATCAGGATCCATGATCTTCGCCATTCCCACGCAAGTATGCTGATTGACATGAAGTTTTCTATCAAAGAGATTTCGGACCGGCTTGGACATGAATCACCGGAAACAACCTGGAAAGTTTATGCTCATTTGTATCCAGGAAAAGACAGGAAGCTTGCTGACGCTCTCAATGAAGTAAGAGCCACAAATGATAATGCAGAAGATAAAAACGTATGA